TATTTCCTATTGTGTTCAAACAAGCTATCGCTTTGTAGTTCAGGTGAACACCTATTGAAATAATTGGTGGGAATCCTAACTTTGTTGAGGAATTGTCCCATTGCTGAAGTAGAAAAGGCAACACGAGTCGATGGCTTACCAAATATAGTCAGATAAGTATCAATAATATTTTTATGGGAATCAAAGAGAAGGTTGTGTGGATGTACTTCTTTATCCTCATAACCTTCAGCTTTTTTATCTAGAACTGACCTAACTGTCAATTCTTCTGGATTAGTAATCTCAGTTTGAGACATCTTATTCCTTTACTTTTGCGGATACGTGGAGCATCAGCCAATTGTTACCACGACCATCAGGTTTCTGGATGATATTGATTTCGAACTTATCAGGTTCTTTCAATAGCATACCAGTCAGGTCCTTGTGATGAGCCAAAGGAAGGCACCAACCATCGGTGATAATCTTTTGCAGGGTTGCTGAGCTACACTTGAGGTAATTCAAATTAATTGTGTAAGCTTGATTCTTACCATTGAGAAGCTGAAATTCTTTTTTGTTGTTAGTTGCTTTGAAAATCATCTTGCGCCAAAGACGCATAGCGTCCATTGCTGCCTGAATTGGTTGAGAGTTGGCATCTCGAGTCCTCAGCGGAATTGCTTGAGCTTTGATGACACTAGATTGTTTGGTGATATTGAGTTGGAGAAGTTTATCAATCAACTGCTCTTTTGTACCTTCAGTATTTAGCTGCATGCCTTCACAGATAGCTTTGAGTTCTAGTTCCTCTTTGCCTTGCAAGGTGAGGAATTGCTGCACGGAATTCTTGTCTTCCAGCATTTTTGTTGTCTTTCTAGTTTAAATGTGATTTAGGTTTGAGTCCAGGTGCTTGAATTCTTTCTTCTTCTTCTACAATAGACTCAAAATTCTTCTCGTGTTGAATCAATACCTCCTGATGGTCATCTAGTCTGTCGTCTAAATGTGCGACTGCACTTTGTATTGTGCTAGTCCAACCTGGACCTCCTGTCTGATCTATTGTTTCAAGAGCCAAATCCTGAACATCCTTTAGCTGACTCTCCAAATAGTCTATTCTCATAGCTATATTGGATTCAGCCAGCTTGGATGTCCAGGAGCGTGCAAGGAGCCTACGTCCCAATGATTTCAATTTGTGGAGTAACTTCATGTTCTAAGTATGTCACTAGAAGGATGACATGTCACTAATTCTAAAACGGAACGTCATCAAAGTTAGAGATATTAACTCTTATCGTCCCAAACTTTAAAGTAATGGGATTAAGGCCGATAATAAAAATACCATTAGCTGTTCTTTTGGCATAATTAAGACAATTGATTGTGCCACCTTTAGCATTAGTTTTTTGTAGTGCAAATAAAATATCATTAGGTTTCAGCTGGTCTACCATCCACTCATTTCTTTTTTGCATTTTAGCTGGATGATAGACACCAGGATGAGCTTGATTTGATACATAGCCTTCTTCACGGTCTACATAGACTATGTTATAAGCATTAGACATCAGCCATTCAAAATGTTGACGACTCTGAGGTGGCCATTTCTTGTCTTGTCCTTCGAATGGACATGCTGCTGTGAATGGGATAGAAAGTTTGATAGATTCTTCTGCAAGCCACTGGTCAAAGCCAAGGGCCATACCACTGATAATTATTTCTGGATTGACTGACTGGAGACGGTGTTTAATCAGGTTCTTGATTTTCTTGTGAAGGGGTTTATTGTTAAACCCACCTGGCAAGGATTGAGGCCGATGACCCGAGCCAACTAATTTGGTCATTCTTTTATCCTTTTCGAGAAGCTCCTCATTATCGAGAATATGTCCCTGCCGACAAATCGAAGCAATTGTGTGACCAGTTGTCAGATCATAGACATAAAATCTGTCACCATATTCTTCTACCTTGTTTATCCAAGGCCCAGGTCTGTGTTTGTTGTTAGTCATTAAGTTTCTTGTTTCTCTCGATATTTTTGTCCCATCTCAGTAGCTAAATCCCTAGCTTGAATAAGCTTCTCTTTAAGAAAATCGCGCAAATCGTATAGAGCTAAAAAATCTGAAGAATTATTACTAATGAATAACAAGATACTGATGAACAGACCACATATGGCACCAGCCACGAGGGCAGTGAGTGTACCACCCAATAAAGAATAGACAGCTACTAGAGCAGCAACATCGGTAAGAAGACTATGTTTTTCAATGAAGGCACGAACACCTTGGGGGAGTTTGGAATAGACTACCATGAAACCTGCAGTAGTGAGTATAGATAACGCAAGTGCTGTTGACAACATATTAGTCTCCAGTTTGTTTTTGTTAGTATTTGTCTTCTGAGGGTTGCGGATCAATATCCATAGTAAACCCTATAGAAGTATTTGGAACACGATAAATTCTATTATTTTCTTCTAGACGAATAGTAGTCCATATATCTCCATGATGAACTTTGTCGCCTGATAGAGAGGTTCCAAATATACCATTTTCTAATTCTATTTGTTGATTGAAATAGACAGTAAATCTGGGCATTTATACCTCCTGAGGTACAAGGGAGAGAAGATTATTCATTGCTTCTTGTTTGGCCTTATCAATAGGGGGACGAAGCCGCTGGATGTGCTCACGCATATCATTCACAGTATCGTTATGCAAATCGCCGAATTCTTTGTGGTTGGCACAGAAATCTTCAGCTGTAATTACATGAGTTGCTAGAATGTTAGCCATGACCGTGGAAGCCTTTTCATTCTTTTCTCGAGTTAAAGTCTTAGCCTTGTTACAGAGGACAAGACTTCTGTGACCCAATTTGTCAGATTGTATATCAAAGGGGTTAGTCAGATTGTTGTTAGCACTTGCATGCATGCTAGCGAACGGCTTGGTAATGGCCTTAATGGTGCTATAGAATGCGCCGCCAAATATAGTCTTACTGAACGGAATATTCTTAGCTTCCTTCTTTTTAAGGGCAGCGAGAACCATCTTAGTGGCTTTCAGTTGTTCTTCGTTTGCTTTAATGTTCTCTTCGAGGACGGTAATTGGATTAGTATCTTCCATTATTTTTCCCTAGCTTTATCAATAAGGTGACTTAGTTTTTGGTGAAGTTTTAGTAGTAAAGAATAACGATGTTTCAAATGAATAGAATCTATTTCTTCTAGTCTATCAATAGAGAACAATATTTCCATAATTGCTATGTCAACAGTTATGCGCGGATTACATTGACTACAAACTAATTCATCGTTTGCTTGGATAAAATTTTTCTTACACAATGGACATCTAATCATATTTATGATTTCAGACATCTTTATATTTCTTCTGACTTTTATCAAAGAGTTCCTGTTCTGCCATCCACGCTTTTAGTTCTCGAATAGTATAGAATACAGGGATACCAATGAACTTGGCAACCTTTTCTTCGTTGCGAGTGCCTGAGGAGGTGTCAGAATCTTCTCTTCGGATGAACACTGCATCGCAGCGCTTCATTATCTCGAGAGTAGCATCATAGAACCACTGAGGGGATTGGAGTCCTTCCCAGTGTGCAGTGTTTGTGTGAGGGATAACAGGTACACAGCCAGTCTCTTTACAGACTTTCATGGCAAGCATCTCCATTTTCATGATGTTTAGCTTGACCTGATATGCATGCTCGTCCGAATAGACACCAGCAAAGTAAATAATTTTCATTAGAACTCTCTTTCTGCGAATCGTTTTGCTTCATTTGAATAGACCTTCTCATGGGCTCTGATTGACCCTACTAGTCTAATGATACACATCGTTACAATGAAGGTTCCGCCTACGATACCGAATCCTTGACTGTACATGAAGAAGACAAATGATGACATCATCATATAGGCTATAACAATCATTAAATCAGATATTACTTCTAAGAAGGTGCCTATCTTCTTCCACTTATGTGAACACATTGCAATATTGCCTCCAATAATGAGGATCAATATCGCAATACATGACAATGCAATAACGAATAGCATCAGTCAGCCTTTCCAGTACCATCAGGATCTAAATCTTTAAAGTCCTTCTTGAGTGTTGTTCTGAGATCTTGAGGAATGTAATCAGCCTTTTCTTTCCAACGATCATCCTCTCCAAGATCAAGTAATTCATAAGTTAGAAGAGTGATAGCATTCCATGCGAGATGGGCGGAATGAAGTAGTGAACTTTCTTCATCAAATTTCTCTCCCATTTGGAATCGTTCATAATGTCTGAGCATCGAGTCAGATACTCGACTCCATTTCATTCCTTTAGCCCAATTCCAACTAGCATACTTGGACTCACCGTAAGCATAAACATCACCGATTGCTCTGATTGCTACGAATGGGACAAGAGATATTCTGCTCTTTCCTTGGTCGAATCGCTTACCTGTTGACATATTTTCTTTCTAAAAGATAATATTCCGATGTTTATCGGATGCCTTCGCCTGTTGCGGTAGTTGTTCTTCGGTTAATATTTGTGCTATTACACATACGGCAGTAGCTCCTATGCCTGCGCCAAGGAATATCCCAGCTATGAAAACAATGATTGTCATTCTTCACTCCAGTAGATGGCGTGTTCATCTGTCTTCCATTCACACCAGCGGAGGAACATGTCCATCCACTCTTCTGAAGAATAGTTTGGTGTATTAGGATGGTTAATCATATTGATCTTGAAATTAGCTAGCTTGACTAGCATTTCAGCATGGAATTCGTGAGGTGTCATGCTTTTCTCTCTTTAAAATGAATACAGCCGAACATGGGTCCAACGAAGATTCCCCATCCTTCAGTATTCTCATAGCCAGCAGTTCTCATTTTATGCCAGCATGTAAAAAACTTCTGTGTATCTGTAGACTCTTCTGTCTCGTTACAGTATTCACAGTCTTTACAATTCATCGAATTATTTCTCTGATAACATTAATTATAATATTGCGGTTGACTGAGTTAGATGGGTCAGATGGTTTGTCTTTTGGAGCAACAGGGATGTCACTCGCTATTATTGCTGTCAGAGCAATGCTCGCAGCAATCATCGCAAGTACTGTAAACACGATTGGCCTCTCTTTTTTCTTTTTCGGCTAATGCTACGATTAACCTCTCAGTAGTGATTTTTGAAATAGTCTTATAATGCTCAATTTGTTTCTCAACCTTACAATTGCATGTGGCATTAACCCACGAACGAATGCAAGGGAAACAAGCAGACCGAGGAAGACGTGGACTGTTTTCACAGTTACACACCTCCTCGAGTGGGGTGTCATCTGCTGGTGGTGAAGGAGAAGGTTCTAGAAATTCACTAATAGGAGTTTCTTTCACACACCTTTGTGGGGTGTAGTCCAATTGTTTCTGGGGTGGAGAATCTCCGTCATCACAATTTTCGCAATTCCCATTACATTCCATAGATTATTCCCTATCGTATACAATTCTAGCACTGATGGGTTCTACCATTATATCTTTATCAATACAAACAAGTTCGCCGTTGCATAGTTCTACTGCCGTAAACTCATCACAAACATTTTTTACTGTAAGTATCTTAATATAAAGAGTTCCTCTAATTAGACAACAACTTCCATGGATTAAATCCCCGAACGGTACTGTTATTTCTGGATAATCTGGATGAACAATCTTCATGATTACTCCTCGTATTCTAAACGTGCATTTTTGACAGGAAATACGGCTGTATGAGAAGAAAATTCTGTAAGTGTTCCATTTACAAGACGTACTGCATTGAAAGGACTAGAAAAAGAAACACTTGAATTAATCTTTATAAAAAGCCTTCCATGATATCTAAAAACAGTACCTTGATTTAGCATATCAAATGCTACAGTTCTTTGTTTTTCTGGATGAACAATCTTCATGATTCGTCGAACTCCAATCGTGCGTTCTTGACGAGCTTCACTTCCGTAGTAGCAGCAAAGTCCGCAGAGGTTCCACCTTTGAGACCTATTGCATTAACAGTAGGATGAGGGATTATTAGTATTCTAATATAAGGTGAACCCTGATACCAAAACACCGTACCTGGACTTAAAGTTTCAAACCGTATCACGTCATGTTTTTTGGGATGAACAATCTTCATTATTTGTCATACTCCAATCGGGCGTTATTAACTAAACTAACAGGTGTTAAAGAAGCAAATTCTACCAAACTTCCATTTATGAAACATACTGCGTTTCGTTCATTTGTGAAGTCTTCGATTTTCATATAGAGATCTTCGTGGTATTTGAATACAGTACCATTATTTAGGGTGTAAATGTAAAACTGGTCGGGCTTTTCTGGATGAACAATTTTCATTTAGTACCTACCGGACACTGGACACACTCGAGAGCCCAGATGATTGGGACTAGAATACTCTCAGACCCAATAACTGTCCAAACAATATTCCAAGTACTGGTCTCATACATCATCGAAGCCGATGCATTCCCCATAGTCTGTATTGAAAGTACAGCCAGCCATGGAGATCAGAAGAGTAAAAGTAATTAGTAGTTTCTTCATTTCTTTTCTTTCTTTACTAGTTGTTTTAACATTTTTTGCATACATTTTTCATGTACTAGTGAATCACAGTGATAGGAATAGATTGCATTACCATCAACTGGTTTGTTGCAGATAGGACATTGTTTATTTGGAGTCATTGCTTCTTTCGTGTTGGTGCTCCTAGAGGGATTCGAACCCCCACTACTCACTAATCTGGTGATACGGGATTATTTTCTTATGTGGCCACCAAGATTCTTCATTCGTATCAAGATATCGGCTTCTTCGTTACTGAGAGGAAAGTTTTTGTCATCTTCTGCGATGTAAAAGTGTCCTGAACATGGATCTTTATCGATGCTCGTTGAAAAGACCAATTTTGTTTTTTCGCCCAGAATTATCTGGAAGCTCCAAATTTTATTTGGTATCCGGGGTGGGAATTGAACCCACGGACTCACGCTTATAAGGCATGGGCTACAACCAACAGCAGCTACCCGGACTTATTTGTTTCTTTTTCGTGTAATTCAGCATGACAATTAGCACAAATGAGGATGCACTTGTCTAGTTCTTTCCTGATAGATTCCCAGGATCGAGAATGATTGCCACCTATTGTAAACTTCTTAGTAGCGGGATCTAGATGATGGAATTGTAGCGCCTGATTACATTTCTTGTAGCCGCACTTAACGCATTTACCACCTTTATATGCGATGGCATCGCGTTTAATCTTAAATCTTCTTTTGTTGGCATAACAGCTATTACAATGATTCTTTCTATGCCCTTTATTACGGTCATATTTAAAATCTTTGTTACAGCACTTACATATTTGCATACACCATAATATTATTAATGGTAGAGCATGTCAAGTGCTACCGTTACACTATAGGAGCATTGCGGGCAGAGAGGGTGTCGAGCCCTCGAAAGCAAGTTTTGGAGACTCGCCTGCGCAGCCGGCGCCCTACCCTTATCTTGAAGGAAAATCAGCAGTGTGACCAAATTCTTGGTAAATGAAACCACACTTTGGACACTTCCAAGTTTGATGTGGAGGCATAGTAGATAGATCCAAAGGAACTACCTTCTTCATATGTCCACCACAACCAATGTGTATGTATACTAGCTTTTCCATTTCGTTTCTTTTTGGGGTGAATGACGGGACTCGAACCCGCTTTATCCTTTCGGATCCTGGGTCACAGCCAGGTGCCTGATTCCGCTTCGGCTTCACTCACCATTACTCCTTCTAGAGAGTATGAAAATAGAAGGATTATGTCAATAGGTTTCTTTGTTCAGAATGCTTTCTGAAATGTTGTTTTGTTCTTGTTTTTGAATAGCATTCAATATAGCCTTTTGTGCTGCTTTACTATCGTATACTGACATGTTACCAATTACTGAAGACCTCAAGTACTTGAATTCACCGTGAATAAGATCGAGTTGTAATCCAGATGAATGAATGAAGGAACGAATATTACAATCATAAGACGCATGTTGTATTCTACTTTTCCACCCTTCGGGCTGCATTTCACACAACCATTTGATGTGATGTCATGGTAATGGAATCATCGCACCACCTCGCGCAACAACATCCGGCCCAGCCGTTTGCTTTGGGCGTTCCATGTGGCGTCCCGTGCGGCGCCCCGTGCAGCGTTCCATGCGGCGGACCGTGCGGCGCCCCGTGCAGTGTTCCATGCGGCGCCCCATGCGGCGTACCGTGCGGCGCCCCGTGCAGCGTTCCGTGCGGCGTCCCGTGCGGCGTGCACTCGTGCGGCGTCCCTTGCGGCGGACCGGATCGACTCGTCGCCTGTGCGCAGGTATCTCACCATGACGTCAGGGGCATCCCATCGGTGAATCACATCGAGCGCACACAGTCGGGCAAAATGACGCAGACAATTCGTGGCGTCGCCCATCCATATCACAGATCGCTCGGTGCCAACGATTTTGTCATTGCCAAACCCGACGTCTCCGCCGACCTCGACTCGGCACACGATCGGGCCAGGTGCGTATTGGAGCGCATCGAGGGGGTCAATGCTGGCGTGCAGTCCTGACTTGCATAGTACCGCAGGCTGGTCGGAGACATACGTGTATCCTGCCTCCACCGCCGCGCCGTCGCCGTTGGTCAGCCGTCGATTCTCGGGCAAAAAATGCCATGCTTTGATCATCATCGCACCACCTCACGCGACAACATCCGGCCCAGCCGTTTGCTTTGATCGGTCCATGCAGCGTTCCATGCGGCATCCCTTGAGGCGTCCTGATGTTCAGGGTTACTACTTCTGTTCATTATCAGATATCTGATTAGAAAGAAGAAGAATAATACTACTGCTCCTGCTATAATTGCATTTATCATTCCGCCATCCATATAGTAACGTATTCTGTTCCATCTGGGCCAGCTTTTTCGTAATAGATCTCTTCCAATTTGTCATCAACCAATTTGATGAACTTCTTAATCTCCTTCACTGCAATGGCCTCAGTTAAGAATGTTCCCTTACCTGGCCTATGTTCTGGATATTGATCCTTGGTTACATAGAAATATGTTCGTTTCACTTTTTTCTCCTTGATGGGAATGTAATTACGGAGAACCTATCATCCAAGAGTTCTCTAAGAATCGGTCGAACGTACTCTTCCCATTTCAATTCGCCGGCCCCGCATCCTGGCCTAGGAAGCACTATGTTATTCCATTTGCGTTTGTCTGCTAGTTCTACTAGCTGTTCAGCTGATCTCTTAATGATATCTACATCTGCTATCATAGCCCATCCAGGGACAAAGTCACCCGGCTTAATGTGTTTGTGCATGTGAGAGACAACGTTGCATTGACTGTTACCAGCAGTACCCTTGCGTGGCTTGACTGGGAACGTAACTAAGTGAGTTGGTTGATTGAGCATCTTAGCACCAGTAGGATTGAGTATTTGACCCATGTCAAAAACGCGGTTCCCATATTCTCTGATATAACTACCTAGCCTACGAGAGAGATTAGGATAGGCATCAGCAGCAGTCTTAGCACATCCTCGACCCATGACACATTTACCATTGGTTTTGCAGAACCCGTTGGTCGATATACAAATTGCGTCTACTCTAATGTTTAGTTGGCTACCATCCTTGTTCTTGTAAGTATTCGTATCGAATAGATTTCCATAGATTTCCAACATTATACACCCTCTTTACAAGTTCTAGATTCTGGTCTGATATGACAGACATAATTTCTTCGAGTCTACCTTGTATGAGTAAAGCTATACCTACTCTACCAAGTGTTCTATGTAAAATCATATGTTCCGAGCGGGTAAGGTGAATAAGCATGCTAGGTCTGTTGTCATTTCTATCTTCGTAGAGATGATGAACAACTTCTTTATCACTAAGATATCTACCAAGCTTTTTTTCAACTACTAACCTGCAGATTCGAACTGGGAAAACCTGGTTTAGGAAACTGGGCTGCATCCAATTGCTGAGGGCATTGTTCACAGTAGGAACGTCATCACTAACCAACCAAGACCTACTGAGATAATAGGTAGTAGTGCCATATTTAGATAGAGTCTACCTGTCTCTTCTGAGAATAGTTTCCGGCATCTTGAATAGCTACCTTGAACTACCATCATGGAGACAAGGAGGTCCAGCCCAATGGCTTGTCCCAATGTCAGAGCTGATACTCCCAATGGAACTACGAACCAACCCCAAAGTACCATGACTGCCCATCCACCATAGATGAGCATCAATACTGCTACACAAGCAGCACCTAACGTGAGTCCAAGTAGTTGAAGAATAGACCAGCTTCTGAGAGAATTTTCAATTTTCATCTGTATCCTCGCAGAACCAGTCTCCGTTGAAGACAGCTTCGATTCCATAGGTCTTACCACAATCTTCGTTTGCTGACTTAACACCACTGGTAATCAGACTTCCGCCTGCCCAGAGACCTACTGGTATCATAATGATAGCGAAGAAGAAGAATACTACGATTAGAAGCTCGATGAGAGTGAAACCTCGTTGACTCTTCGTTTTCATTTTTACCTTTCGTATTTGTCACTAACCGCTCTAACCAATTAAGCTACTCCCACATGCAAGAGTCGAACTTGCACTCATTAGTGACGATGACAGTTTAGCTATGGTTAGCCTATTGATGGTATTTGGGACGGCATTACCTCTAGCTTGTTAATCAAAGTGATTACTCAGATTTAAAGTTTGCTCGATGTCGACTTAACGAGCGCTGCTTCTTTCTGAGATTTATCACACTTCTATCCCAGTAATTTGCTGGGTTTTATCGAGTGGACTACTTGTGTTCATATCCTACTACTGGACCAATTACAAATTCATCTTTTTTAATTAGCTTAGTTTGTCTCACCTTTGCTTCGGAGAAGGTAGCGAATGGTCCTTCATGTCCGTTCAATTGACCATTAATATCTGTATAGAGAACCCAGTAAGATTTCATTTTGTTTCCTTTCGAGTTATTCCTCAACGAAAAAACCTAACGCTATTGAAGTACCAAAGAGCTTTGTACTTCAGTAGGGGTTGCTCGTAGGACTTTAATTTATCCTACATTATCAGATTTCGTTGAAGTGGAGCCCTACCCCGGAATTGAACCGGGAAAACCTAAGTTTAGAAGACTCTGGTGTGGAATCCACCACGTAAGGCAATAGACTATTTAACTACTATTTAATCAAATAGTCAATAAAAATGGAGGCCCGAAGGCCTCCATTAGTTAATTGTTTAGAAAGGAACATTACTCTCGAGTAGGTGCTGACCATCAGTAGCTACCTCGTCAGCAACTTCATCCGAGGAATTCTCTTCCTGCTTGGTCTCACGTCCTCCACCGAGGAAGATGACCTTGTTGGCCACAATCTCAGTAGTGAAACGTTTGTTGCTATCATTGTCGACCCAAGAACGAGTCTTCAACTTACCACTAACATAAATCTGACGACCCTTGGTGAGATACTCAGCACAGAGGTCGGCGAGTTTGTTCCAGCATACGACACGATGCCACTCAACGGATTCTTTCTTGTTACCTTCCTTGTCGGTCCACTTCTCATTGGTAGCTACGCGCATATTGCATACGCTAACACCACTCTGAGTAAAGCGCTTTTCTGGATCACTTCCAAGATTTCCCAAAAGTTCTACTTGATTCAACATGTCTGTCTAACCTTTCTGTTTCTGGAGTAATAGACATATTACCCGAGTTCACTATCTAATATCCCCTGTTTCTTCAGGGAATGCTTTATTTTTCTAATGGCAGTTTTTTCTATCTGTCTTACTCTTTCACGAGTAATACCGAGCTGTTTACCTATTTCTTGAAGTGTAATCTTTTCTGGTCCCAACCATCGTTGATTGATGATTAACTGTTCTCTATCAGTTAGTTTTTCAATAGCTGGATGGATACAATCTACTGTGGATTGATGATTTGTTCTATGCTGCATATAATCTTGCCAGGGAATTCTTTCTGCCAACATATCTACTAGACTAATAGGATCGCCATCGCCTGTGACCATGGTATCAGAGAGTGATTTATCTTTCCACGATACTCTGATTTCCATGGATTCAATCTGTTTCACCGATACTTTAGTTATCTCAGCTAAATCTTCACGAAGCTTATCCTTTCTCTCAAAATCCGCTTCCATCAATATCTCAGTAATCTTACCAAGTTTAAAGAAGAGTTTTCTTTGCAATGCTGTTGTTCCCAGTTTCACAAGGGAGAAGTTATTAGTTACTAGTTTCTGCATTCCTACCCTAATCCACCATACAGAATAGCTTATCAGGCGATAACCACGGTCTGGATCGAATTTTTTAGTAGCAATGACTAAACCTTTATTACCTTCTTGAACTAAGTCTAACAGAGTAACTTTACCATGCTTAAGATAGCCAGAGAAGGTATGCGCCACTCGAACAACGAAGCGGAGATTAGATACTATGAGTAAATCCAAAGCACTCTTGTCTCCATTTTTGGCACACTGAGCTAGATTGTGCTCCTCTTCTCGAGTGAGAATTGGATACTGTTCAATCTCGCTAAAATAGCGTGCCATTTCTTCTTGTTCGTTGTTCATGTCCGTTCATGTCTCCTGTTTAAACAACCTTTTCTACTACTATGACGTGAAAATTGTAACGCAGACTGCACCGAATACGATGACAGCTGCAATTGCCATTCAAACTCCTTTGAGATAATGAAACTTTTGCAGAAATGATTTTTTTGCCCACTTTGAGGTCCATTCACAAATTGCTATGGTGTATGGTTCTACATCTACTCCCCAGTCACCTGGAGGAGGCCATTGCATGAGCTGACGTGTTTCAGTCATAAGCATACGAAGATCGACTGCCGCAATTACTGCTGCTGTCTCTTCAGATACTTCGTATCCGAAGGCTTGTTGAATCACCGCATCTACACGTGCATCCAGGTCATGATAACCTTGCATACCCGGTAGTCTTTTGAGAGGTGAAGCTAAATCATTAATATATGCTTCTTTTGCATCATGCATGAGCAGGGCGAACTGATATTTTAATGCTACTTGATCCAGAGCTAAACAACAATGCTGTGCTACAGAGTAAGGCCACTTGGTGTGTCCTGTGAATCGATTAATTTGTGACAGTGCATGAGCAATATCTCTGATATCTACCTGCTCAGGCTTGGGATCTATTAAATCAAAAATCTTACCATTATATGTTTGAATCCATGGGTTCATTAAATTTTTCTCCATTGTTTAAGAAGTTCTTCTTCTGCTTTCTTGAACTCAGGATCAGAGCAGCAACCATCACAACCATGAATACTATTATGTGTATCCCACAAACTACTGAAACGTTGTCCTTTCCTGTAGAACTCAGTTAGTTGCTTACTGGGATGACCAATTCCATGTTCGCAAAACAATTCAACACATCCACTCATTTTAATTGTGTAGTCTTTGAATTTGCTCATTAGACATCATCTTTGCTTGCTTGAAGACATTCTTTATCCTTATAGCTGATGAACTCATACTTCATGATTATTTCCTAACACATTTCCAAAGCGTTAGTCCCATATTTGAAGTATCGTTATAGTGATACGTTCCTATATGCTTTACAGACCAGCCATTTTGATAGACGGTTTTGTTACGAAAGATTGACGCAATACGGTGCAGAAGCTTTTCTTTATCTGATTTACATATTCCTCGACGACTGTATGTGATCGACAACCAAATTTCATCTTGGAATCGTTTGCATTGTTGAGAAATCAATCCTAGCCAATAATTATTTTCAGCAAAGATTTTGTCAAGTCGACCTTGTACATCCATCTCAATATAAAGAGATTTAGCACGAATTTTATTTGCAGATACTAAACCTTCTAAGGTTCTACAAAAATCTCCATGATGAAGATTTAATGGTTGATCACCAACTTTTGTCAAAAACTTCTTTTGTCTACGAAACACTTTTTTGTCTCGTTCAATAGAATGGACACTACCATGTCGACCCACTAGTTTTTGATAGATTGAAAAGCACTTGTCTATGGACGGACCACCAAGGGTGATAACACTAGTACTCTGTTGAGATTTAATACCTTTTTTGTCAAAATAGATCTTACTTGCAATCATTTGCTGAAGTGCAGCTTTTTCTGGGCGTGTTTGTTCAGAATAGGAATCCCGAATATTCATGCTTATTCACCTTAAAATAGACTGAGTTGGGAAGTATCTTCCCGTGAAAAGATATAACCATTGTCTAAACTACGAGGGTAATACACCAATGGCCAGCGAAGATGAATTGATGCTTCCCATTTGGAAACAGCAGCTCGTGTGACTATTTTCACACTGTTCTTTCTTCCAATGACATGACCACGAATCTTGATATCTCTCTTGAGACCTATTGCTTGAATACGCCTACCTGGAACCATAAATTCTATATTGTTCAAGATAAAAGAATCGGCTAGAATATTTACAGGTATACACCTATTGGGATACCAGAAGGAAATGAATTCTTTTTCTGTTGCGTGTCCTCCAAAAATAGCTTTGCCACACTTGAAGGTGTTGATGTTTAGTACGGAGGAGGTCTCACCGATTCGGGAGGTTACTCCTGAGTAATTCAAGCTTCCACACATGGTGGACTCCTTGGTTAAAATTCATAGTCGTAAATAGAGGGTGAACCATCTACATTGTAGTCTACAATGAAAGGTGTTCCGTCTTTTGTATCACTCTCGTGATAAACAACCAGCAGTTCGTCATTCTCAAAGTCTGCCATATTCTTGGCTGCTTCGATAGCTATCTGTGAAGAAGGAGCTTGGATGGATTTGGGTGCTTTTCCATGTTTCAGCTCATAGTAGAATTCCATACCAACTCCTTTATTATGCTTGAACTGGGTGTTCGACCAATGCCTTAGTATCGCTCCACAAATCACGATTTGCAGAACAAGATGAGTCATGTCGGCCGTCTGTTTGTCCACATTCGATACAATGTTCAATATTTCTCTCACCACTCATTGTAGTAGAGAATTCTGGTTCTTCACCATCGTGCATTTCTACTAGAATCGGGGAATCTTTCATTCTTCTCTCTCCTATTTGCTAGTCTAGCAGATCAACCTTTTAACGTCCATATTGTATGGGCTAACCAATACAATAGAAGGAGGATACAAATAATGTTCCAAATCATATTATTTTTTCAAAGGTTTAGGGAGCAAGGGTTGATCAACACCCTTACTCCCCTTGGTACCTAAACGAAATGATCTGAAGACAGGAATCGAACCTATCGAGTGTGCACCTATACACCACTTCCACAAATCGCCTATCTTACACAGAGTCGAGGGATACCTCAATACTCCCTATGCTCGAGAATTAGGTAAATATTTGCCAGCAATCATGTTCTTCATTGATATGCCAACCCAATTCATCCAATTTAATTTTATCTTCTTTGGTTATATCTCCACATTCAGTCTCTGGACCGATAAGAACATCATGATGTCCTTCAAATGACGCCTTCTTATCATACTTAAAGAAGATATCCATACCTAGAATCAGGTCATGGAGTAGTTTACCACCATATCCATGTTCATCGTCTACTAGACTAGAGAGATATTCGTCCTTTGTCATTGTTAATCCTTCCCACATACACGTGGAGGGACATGAAATCCATAGCCTTGATAGTCTTGAGTATACATACAGAGACAAACAGAATGTTTGTGACTCCATGCACAAGTGACATCTGCAATACTTTTGCGTGTGGATTCTACATTATTAACACAGCTAGCAGCTAGGAATCCCAACAAGATGAGAAGTTTCTTCACTTTATTCCTTTACATAGATAATAGGATGACCTTCATCCAATGAATCATGATCACTGTCACAGATACGAAGTTCTGCAGCGAAACATTCATCTTCAAGACCAAGCTCAACAGTGACATCACAGTCAAGCTGTTCATCACACAGATGAGCAAGTGCTACTATTAGCTGTCTGTATGTCATTTCTTCCTTTCGAATGGTAATGGTTGTGAGATTTGCACTCACATCTTCAGACTATTTGTCTGCTATCTTACTAATTAGACGATTCCATCATGTGGTCCGGGCTGAGACATGCCGCCTCAATTAAGCGTTGATAAATACACCCTGTTATACCTTTAACTTGGAATGCTCCTGTTTCAACCAGGTTGGCTAGGAGTTACCTCCCACATTCCTCCAATAGGACCATCGAAGAAGCAGCCATCAGCTCTGCTAAGCTATCTTTCTAAATTCCTTGGGCGACACCTAGCCTCCAGAAAGCCTGGTAGGTAACGAGACTAGGCCGAGGTTCCCCAACGATTTACTAACTTTTTCGACGAACGTCTCGTCGTTCTTTCTGTTTCTTTTCCTCATAGGTAGCACGACGTTCTGCTGACCAAGGTTTTCCTATTTTAGCAAGAGACAAATTGCGCTAAAGATCGAACTGTTTGCCCAACATATTGCTTATTGTTAACGGTGTTTGTTATTATGTAGATGATTCCTGTTTTCATCTACTAAGTATACGAAAGTCCTAACTATTTGTCAATAGAGGTCTTCATTCGATTTCGTCTCAATCGAATGGCCTGCCAGCGGAGCATTTGCAATGCTGTGTTCTCATTCTCTACTCCGGGGAATTGAGAATGAGCTTTAGTAAATGCATCCTTCATTCCTTGTTCCACCGAATCATCGGAGAGATTACGTGAATCCCTCCAGTCCATCACATTGCGAGCAATGGTGCTGGCAGTTGCGGTGTAATTCTCATCACGAATGAAATCTACTGCACCTGGGAAAATCTCGGTAGCTTCATCACTGAGTTGCTGAATCATTATTTTTCTCCATCTTTGAGTACTTGAGCATTGAGTCGTACTCGCTCTTTAGTTGCACCAACATTGCCACCAAGGAGGATGTCGAGATGATTCAACTGTTGTTCTGGCGAACGTTCCGCACGTAGTTTCTTGTTAAGGTTGCGAGTTGCTTCTTTGTCTAGATTACGCTCTTCACGAGTGTCTCGAGCCTTCTGCTGTGCTTCGGTGATGTAGGTTTTACCCAACTTATCCTTTGCCATGGCTAGATTCCTTATATAAGTATAATGTTATCTGATATATTAAGATCTTTAGCTTTTACAAATCCTCGTTGAGTTAAGAACGGATGATTTGGAGTACAAAATACCTTTTTATCATCTTCTATTATAACTGTTAGAAGATTGCATTGATAATCTTTAGCCATGACAACCTTTTGAGGTATGAGTAACCAGAACCTGGTGATCGAGTTTTTCTTCTTCTTCTCGGTCCATGTTTACGCATTCGTAAACAAATTCCGATCTACAATCATCGTTTGTTTCACGAGTAAACTTCACGAGTTGCATCTTTGCACCGCATGCATTGCATTTCATCTGAATTATCCTTTGTTATTGGACTATTTGTCCATTTTCTTTCTGATCTTTCGTAGAACACGAAGACCAGGTTTTGGATCTTGATCATAAATTAATGAAATATATTCTTCTAGTTCAAGACAATAACCTACATGTTTATAGACTGGACAGTTGCCGCATTCGCCTGTACCTAGATTAAAATAAGGAGTACGAGCACATAGAAAGCAACTAACATCTTGGCTGGTTAGTATGAATACTCTATCAAACGCATGCTCACGTGCAGAATAGAAATCTATTCTATATCTCTTAAGATTACCTGGCAATATTCCTTCCCAGAATTTAATGGTTGCATCCATTGCATCTTTCCAGGTTCTAGGTTTTCTTGTTGGCAGAAACTCTTTTTCCCATTTCTCGAGTTGTTTTTCTAGATCAAACATTATCTCTCTACTCCTCGAATTGATTTTCACCTATCAAGTCGGCGATTTTTATTCCAAATTCCAAAAGAGATACCTCTCTTGATATCTAATAGTGTATCCTTACCTAGTCTAGGTAGAGTAGATGCACTGATTTCGTGGTACATGACAGTGTTAGGAATATTACTATGACCAAATCCAAGTGCATGTCCTAATTCATGTAGAATTATAAGATAGAGAATCTTTTCTGACCTGGACTTGCTATCCTTTATCCAGATAGCTGTTCCTCTCACACATCTGTTGGGATAAATACCACCATAGAATCTATGTGCTATTGCTCCTGTAGCTGGCTTCCAGGTTTTTAACAACTCAGGTGGAGCTATTCTGATTGCTATGAAGGAAACGATTTCGTTAGAAGTTGGAAGAGTAGCATCATCAGCATCAATTAGAATTTCACTTCCTATTTGAGTGTTCCACCATTTAATTGCATCAGATACGAAAGGGTCCAACTCAGAGTGTACCACCGTTTCGGTGATGACTAACTCTGGGACAAAACACATTTGATGTTGTGCTTGTGGTATCGACTGCACTGAACATGAAAGAAGCAATAAACATATTAGGTATTTCATACCTTTATCTTATTACAACGAAAGAAAGAATGCTAGAGAGGCTACTTACTCTGTGGTTCTTCATGGCGGCGTTTACGCTCCTCCTGATAGTTACCTAGGATAACCTTCTACTCTCAGAGGAGAATGCACGTCATTGTTTGAGAAGAACAGGGAGAAATAGTAATGCTTTCCCTAGTATTCTTTGTCCGGACTACACCTTTCTCCAAATTTGAGCTTGCCTCTGCTCATCCATCTAGAAAATTGCTGTGGCACGGCCGACTTAGTCCTTTGTCAACCACAACAAACCTTACTGGGCCTTGCAAGTAGAGAGACGTGGTCAATCTCACCCAGTATCTATTTTTCGTCACTGAAGTCAGACAATTCATCTAACTCTACTCTGTTTTCATATCCACACTCTGCTTCCAGGTCAGATGTGATTCCAACGTCACCCATCCGGCTGGCCATTACCAACCTTACTCTTTTTCCTTTCCAAGTAGCAAAGCATTTAGGTTTACCTTTGATTCTGAAAACTCCATGTTTCTCCACAGCTGGTAGTCTGTTGATATATAGAAAATACCATAGACACTCTGGAGTCTCTGGATCATCTAGATACTCATCACAATGAGTCATTTCATCTCCACGTATGGCTTGTAGAACCATCGCCCACTCTTTGGAGTAGAGTCCATTGATACACAATAGTTTCTGGCCAATGATTCAGTTGTAAATACCCTGCGAAGTTCTGGTGGCCATTTATCATACTGTTCAAAACAAACATATAGAACTGGCATTGTTTCTTCCTTTCGATTATTGGTAGGTTGAGGGCATCTTGATTCCCGGTTATTAGATGCTACCTCTATTATGTAACCATCGAAAAACACCTACCGTTACAGGGTGTGTTGTTACACCAAAGTCTAGGCTTAAACTGACAATTACGCCTAAGCGATTTTAACGCCTTCTCCGCCAGTGACTCCCTGCATAGAGCATCAACACTTATCAGTGAAGCTCCGCTCTATTTTGGTTTATGTACATGTCACCCGGCTCTTCACTCCTTATAGATGGCTACTTCTAAGCCTACTACCCTGTTTGTCAGTCACAAGGGTTAATCCCCTTTACTGACTCTACGTGGTATCAGCACGTAGCCTAATAGACTATGTTTAGAACTGCCCAGGACTTTCGGCAATACCTGTAGTCTATCGTATCGAATTGCCGGCCACGGTACCCGTACCTGCCAGCACTATCTCTAATGAGTATAGCTAATGTGCCTAGCTGTTACGCTTGGCTATTTGATTACATCGTCATATGCTTGGACTGCTAATTTAGCAGTATTCACAGTACCACCACTACGCAGGACAGCCTTCATTAACTCAACCTTGAAGGCCGTATCGATGAGGTCTTTGAGAGACGAACCATAGAGCGCTTCACCGAAGGCAGATACGAGTGCTGCCAAGTGAGGCTTGAGTGTGTCAACACCTTTGAGCACCTCAGGTGCGATGGCGTTGATCATCTCGACACCAGATTTCACATCGTTCTTCATGTCTTCGAGATTTTTCTTGTCTTGCTTATTCATGTCTTTTCCTTGGCCGTAGAATTCGGCTTCGTCTTGTGCATCAGCCTCTTCCTTGGCTTCAGCTTTGTGAATTTCATAGCGTAGGTCATGGATAGTTTCATTCACGTCTTGACCATTAAACAGGTCAATCTCCATGGCCTTGATGATATCCTTCAATACTTCAGTATCAACACTTGCCATCATCATCCTTTGGTTTGATGTGAAGATGTTCTCGATTGTAATCGTTCTCTTTTGTATAGTCAGCAGCAGCTTGAGTTAGCTGTTTAAAGGTAACTTCAATGAATTGAGTGACCTCGCAGGATACATCGTGGACTGTATTTACAGTTCCAGTTTGTTCATCCTCTGCTTGAGTGCTATTGATCTTTGTCCAAGGAAACTGATCATAACCAACAGTAAACTTGTCACCAACATTCAGTTCCGAGAATTGAATCATTTGTTCCTCCATGAAGAAAGGGGCCGATTGGCCCCCTTCAAGTAATCAATTGTGACAGTTCTTATGTTAGCGCCCTGTCTTTATCTAGTCTATCCCATAATATATATGGTGAGAGGGAGTGCTCCACCCCGTGTTCGATCGACAATGAGGTTATCTTGCGCGCTCGGGTGATAACTCATCTACGAACTTGGGCTTCTTCGCATTTCATCATGATAGACTAGCTAGCGCTCAAGTAAAACCAAGCGAATGCAACATTTGTTGCGTACCCTTTCCGTCCCTTTTTTTAATGGGACTATTTGCGTAACCATCGCTGGTTTCCGCAATTTTGTTCGGTGGAATGAACATCGGTAACATGACCGATGCAAAGCAACGTAATACCATCGTTAAGCCAGGCATGCGTCTACTGTCGTAAGCAGTGCGGTGAACGCAATGATGGCATCGATTGGGTCACATTTCATTTCATATTCCTTTTGACGACTTGCAGTGACATCCGGCGAGACATTCCATCTACCTCTCTAGCCTTATTGTAGATACGAATGAAGTGACCATACCAGAAGCTCATGTAGCGCACTTCAATTTTCTTGTTACGGAAGTATCGCCCATGAATGTGACGAATAACAAGAGAAGACATATGAGTATTAAATACCCAACTTACACATTTACCGAGGAATGGTTTACCATTATCCTTCCAATTAGTAAATAATGTCTTCCTTGTCCTCACAAGGACAATCGGGAATATGAAGATGTATTTGAGGAAATTCATATCTTCTCCTTCATAAGAAATGGGGACAACGTCCCCATTTTGATTAACTATCTAATAGTTGTGTATTAACCCATGTCAACGGGGGATATATCTTCACGCAGTCTAACAGTTTCACATGTATGTTCATCACTATTAGACTGATTCGTCAGTAGATCCTGAATTGTTTATCTGGTCCTACACATCAACTACCGAGCTAATTGCCACCCTTTCAGGCGGGCTCATCCATCTTGTCCTCACTTTCAATCTACATGAATACAATATTAAAGGAGGGCTACGTCCAATACGTAAACACCTCTTTCAACAGGTAAAGGGGTCAACGCAACCCTCAACAGGACGTTGACCCCAATACCCTTGTATCACCACCTTAGTCTAGGGAAAGACAACCCTTTGTGGGCTTCTAATCAGGCAGCTTAATCCACATAATGTCCCTGAGTATGAACTGACCACCACTGTTACACCTTGGTGTAAAAGAGAATCGAACTCCTTCTGTCATACTCCATTACTGACCTTGATACACCTACTTATATCCTTGCTATTTCAATCTTAATCGTCCTGCCCACTCATTAGATGTTTTCTGTTGATATAAGATTGTCTGACGACAAGCTCGTGTTGCTTCATGTACCATGTCATACCAATAACCTGGACCAATAAATTCATCGTGATGATGATAGGCACAACAACCGAGATAATCAATACCGACAAATGGGCCAAAGTGAACTTTAACAGTCACACTGAAATAATCCACATTACCAGAATGTATATCATCAATATCCTTTTGGAACTGGAAGACATCCTCTGGTGGTATCATTTCTGGTTCAACATAGGTTTGAATCAACACGTTACCTATTTGACGTTCATTGATTAATTCACCTTGTGTCATAATATCCTTACTCTCCTTCGCAATCTTGCAGTAATAGCTTATCGATATCATTGCGAGCACCGACAATACCACCACCGAATCGACGGCGATATGCCTTGATAGCTTCTAGTCTACCTTCTGCACTGAACATGGCAGCATGAATCAATAGTCTTTTTGCGGTTTTATCCAATGGATGTAACAAAGCTCGTTTGATCAAGAACCTTAGTTCTGATTCATCCTCCTTTTCTAACAGTTGAACTTCCAAGTTTTTAATATCTCGAGCTTGATTAAAATCCCTCCTATTGAGATGATCAAGAGAAGACCTCATATCCTTGATCTTCATCTTCTGGCGGTCCTCTTCCTTCGAGAGATCAATAATCTCTTGACGAAGAACGATAAGAAGATTGTTTTGCTCACCCAAGTCCTCAGCCTGAGCGTCTGACAAGGAGGTTAGATTACTAATCTCCTTACAAAGGTCTTTGATAAGACAACGAAGGGTCTTCTTACCCATCTCTTTGAGCTTGATGTTCATTCTTTCTCCTTACACCTCTTATGGGGGCCGAAGCCCCCAATGGTTACAGGTTAACTACGATCGCACCAACTGCAGTACCCACGGCGGGCAACGATGCTGCCATACCGAGTGAGATAGAAGCACTGATGGGATACGTGACGAGATCGAACATACCCACACCAGCACCAACAACAGCACCAGCTGCGATAGCAACCGGATTGTTACTGGAGAGATGACTTGCGATGCATCCATAGGACACAGCAGTACCGGGTACCCAAAGCACTGGGCAGGTCAGTGTGATAATAGTTCTAATGCAGCCAGCTGCACAGCCTACTGCGAAGCCTGCTGTTGCACCCTTGAGCGTACGCGAGAAGTTCATGGACACATCTTCTCTGCCAACTGAATGAGTTGAGCAACTTCTGGGTCTTCATAGTGGCCAGTGTTGACAACCAAGCACTCACCACAGATGACGACGGCATCTTCATAGCCTTTGATAGTAATAGTACTACTACCATTGCCAAAGATACTAGCAACAACTAGTATCAAGCAACTGATACCAACAAAGGCGCATCCCGCAAAGAAGACACCTAGAATTGCAGCTTTGACCTGTTTCATGTTTCCTCCTTGTTGAGTTAGTCAGCTTGAAGTACACTAGAAAAAGGGGCTAATGCCCCCTAAATCCAGATTGATTATTATTGGCACCCCCAACATCATGTACCGTCAGGTACACCATGACCGCCACAGATGTAACAGTACGCATACTCCTCCTAATCAGCACCACCAAATGGAACCATCCTTCTTCACGAAGCGCATAGCCCAGTAACTATCACCGTCACAGTCCGTGTACCACATGGCGGTTACTTGCACTCCACCTACGCTGCGGATTGATTCGATGCGAAGGGCAAAGCATGCCCAGGCATCCTCCCAGAGCGACTCATCCATTTTTCCTCTGACCGTGTTGACCGGTCCACCATTGATCTCGTAAATGGGGCATTCGTCATTGCACTGTGCATGCACCCGATCACAAATCTCGGTTAGCTCTTCAACAATGTCCATATCAGATACATCCATGCCTTTAGCTAAATTGATAATCAATGACATAATTCTTCTCCTTCTAGTCTAGAGGTGAGATGTATTTTATATCTCAACAGAGTATCCCACAGTTGTCCAGTTCATTAAACCATAACTGCACACTAACTCTACTTGAGCTAGCATGCAGTTTTGTGTTAGATGATTGATTTGTCAACATCCTTCAGCATACTCAATTGCTTCGATCCCGCACTTGACACTACATACCCCAACCTGACCAGTTGGGACTTCCTTACCACAGTTGATACAAATCTCCTTGGGTAGGTCTACGATAGGTAGACACTTACCCTCAGCCCAATTCATCTCTTCATTGGACTGGAAGTGAAACGTCTTGAAGGAACAGCCAAGGACCTTGGACAGTACCTGACCACGACGGACATTGTCTCCACCAATGCGGGCGACAATAATCTTCTTATTAGTCATCTATCCTCCTTTTGAGAACAATGAGATTGCGCCTCATCTTCTGATGCTCATTGTAGACTTTCTCCAAATGAGCTAACACTTCCTTTTCAGTAGCTCCTTCTGCTTCCATGTTGAGTCCGCGTCTCACTTCGTGAAAGAACTTAGTAGATTCCAACATACCTTCTCCTTAGTCTAAGACTTTAGACCTTCTATTCTAGAGTCTAGATCAGTAAGACAATAGTTCTTCTCCTGAGAAGTCCAATCGGCCATTATTGGTACTAGATACTTTTTTGTCTCAACAAGAGCATCAAGTATATCCTGCTTACTAGTACGCTGAGCAGCATACTTATCTGCCTCCATCTCTTCATAAGTAAAACAAAACTTACCAAGATGACCTAACATGAAATGTCCAACTTCATGATAGACAATAGCGTCAATGATACGTCGAGACATATCCTTCCACCATTGAACGGGAATGAAGATGGCTATGCATTCACTCTCAGGCTGATAGCTAACACATGGAATCTTAAAGTCTGTTTGAGAGGATGCGTCAAAGAAAGCATCGTCATCCAACACAAGAACGGGGATATCCCCTACTAACCAAGAACGAACAGCCTCCTTGAGTAGATGTTCAATATTCATAACTTTCTCCTTATAGTCTAAGAAGAGAACAACCCTTACTTAGTAACAAGAACGAATGAACTCCCCAATTCAAAGGAACAGGGAAGAGAAAGAAAGAACCCTACTGAGTAGGAATACGTCAAAGAGGTAGGAGTAGAACCTACCTCAATGACACATAGCTCTCGGTGTTAGTTAAGGACACGCTCAGCAAGGAAGGCCTGCCGATTGAGGTCATTGACCATTTCCATGGCCATGTCACCATCCAGGCCGATTTCCTCTGCCAACTCCTCATACGACTCATCCTCCAGATAGAGTCCAGTCACGAGTTCCTTGGCCAACTCGATGTTGTTACGCTCGATCTCTCGCTTGGCTTCCCACTCCACCAGTTTGTCGGGGAGAAGCGCCGAGTTCCACTTGTCCTCCTTGGGAGTACGACCTTGTGCCGAGAACAGCACATTGTTGAACGTTAACCACCCGTTATACCCCAACCGCTTCTCTTCGAAGCGCAGGATATCGAGACGTGCGAAACACGCCTTGAACTTGCGGTCCAGGGCTTGCACCATGTTACCGAGTTGACGCCCGTAACGGGCATACACCTCATCCACGATGAGATGAAGAGCACAGGGCTCCTTGCCCATGGTACGAAACAGCTTAGCCGTAACGTCCACCAAGGGTTCGATGAAGTCAGCCATCTTGTCATGCAGCTTCAGCTCCGCTTCACCTTTATAGATGAATCCATTCCAGAAGTTGAGCTTGGCCGTGTACGACCGCTCAGCCTTGATGGCAATGGTCTCAGCTTCCTCATGACCGAGATAGTAACCTTCCTCGTGCTCATCAGAGATGTACTCCGTCCGATTAGCCATTTCGGAGCATGCGACCAGAATGTCCGAGACATTACTGTCCTTATCGGGGTCATAGACCCCATGAGCCAACTCAATCTCCTTGAGATAGCGATCGAACAGGTCATCAATCTGACCACGGGTCCAACCCTTGTCTCCCATCATCCAATCAACGATGTCATTCTTCTGTTCCTTCCGACCTTCGAGATTCTCATCACACAAGACGAGAAAACCCATCTCATGTTTCCAGAGCATCTCTTCCAGCTGGAGCAACTTGTTGCCCTTCTTGAAGAAGGTGCTGGAATGGTTGCAGTTAACCTTACCATTGTTACAAACATGGCATTTATCGGTTAACGGATTAACGATGAGATTATCCATCTCCTTGACCATGTTATTGATCAGGTTCATGGCATCACTCATCATCTGGCTGCTTTTGTCTGACATTACTGTCTCCAATAGTCTAGGAGGTTAATTCCTCCATACACCTACCTACTGAATGTAAGTAAGTGTAGGGAAGAGGGAGCCCGAAGGCTCCCAATCCACTAGATAACTTCTCTCTCCTCTATATTAGCCCATATCACATTGGGTGTTTTAAGAAGACTGAGCGCGGCAAGAGCCTTACCCCTACTAGAATACACGGTTACTACAACCTCAGTGTCACCACGATAATCCTCCTGTCTTGATAGATAGCTACGATCATCCAACTCTTTCATTGCTACAAGTACATATACTTTCATCATTCACTCCATGTTAAACGGGGATAATTCCCCTGGTCGAGTAGGATAACCATTACTCTATAATGCCCACTAGACTAGCTAATGGGCACTAAGACTAATGCTTATCCCATTTTGTCACGATACTCTTGATCTACCGAGACGATCAAGATCTGAATAACCTTACTCTCTATTGGAGTAAGCTTACGCTCAATCCAATACTCGACATCTTCAACACCACCACCACAAATCCATGCCTCCTTTGACCATGAATCGAAGAACTTCATACACTCCTTACATACATATACTCTCCAGTTATCTCTTATAGAGAAGGCTTTCATTTCATTACGGTCATGACGGATACCACACTTGCCACACATCTTCATAATCTAACTCCTTATCTAGAAGGGTTAATTCCCTTCACTACCCCACCTAGACTACTAAGGGAGATAGGGAAAGAAAGGACAGTTTACCCACTTGTCCTAGGTGCTTGATGGTCAATCAAGATATTATGAAGTCAACCCATTGAAGAGCTTCAACATCTCCCATTGGGTGCCATACGCAAAATCCCATACGTCACCAATATAGGCAGCAACCCTATGCAGTTCGTGATCAAACTTGTTACGGGCCAAGAGCACAATGCTCCCATCATTCATGTCGGCTTGTATAAAGCCATCATTATTGATAAAGATTCGCATAGACATAACTTTTCCTTGCCCCAATCGACAGATTGGGAGTTGGGTATATGGGTAAGGCTATTCCATGCCTAATTCGGCGGATAACCTACCCAATACCCCTGTTTAATCAACACATTCTACACTAGTCTATTTGTCTAACATGTAACAACAACAACTACTTACCACTAGTAGACAAATAACAGAGTGCTAGTAGATAAGAAGAGAGTAGAGAAGAAGATAGTATGTAACAATCCTTGAAGGTATAGTCACACTTCCTTTGACCTAACTCCTCAATTTTTATCTTTTAGACCTATTACTCCCTTAGTATTAGTTAGGCTATAGGGGAAGGGTATCCGCCGACTAGGTGGCTAGATAACCTCATCCCTTGGATAACGCCTACCTGATAGGGTGGGAGCCTTGGGTATACGACGTGTGCTTGGTGAGTGTATCCTACTACGGTAGATAACACTATCACGAAGCTTGGGGTTCATTACTGTTGTTGGATGGGGGATACGTGCCCATAGGGCCTTGTATTCCTCATGTCTCTCCATGACATGCTCTACCACCATTGAGGCGGCCATCATGACCATGCTTACCATCAATACAACTAAACACTGTACCATTACAGTACTCCTTGCCCTTGTTAGGGCATTAATAGGAGGATATACCTCCATGTTAGTCTCCCACCTGTGAGAGATGCTGCTTTGCGTCATGCTTATCCTCTATATACCCATGTAATCGTTAGACTAGATAGATATAGACAGGAGGGGGTGCCGTGCACCCCTTGTCCTACTACTTACCTGTATTGGGCACATATCCCCTTGGCTAGTGCCTCTAACTCTTTGACCTCAGGGTCATCATAGTGACCCACGTTGATGACATAGAAGATGCCATCCTTGACCCACATGATACCATCCTCCTTGCCTCCAAACAGGCCTTCTCCAAAGGTGGTACGTGGCGCATCCACACTGTTCTGGCACAAGGCCACACCATGGGCATACCCATCCACTGCTACGATGCCAGCACCACTGCCATTCAGTACCACAAGGGCGGCGATAACCACAAACAATACCAGCATGCAACTAATCATCTTCTTCATAGTCTTACCTTACTCAATAGGGAGGGACATTCCTCCATATACCCACCTAGTTAGACTAAGTAGGTATAGGCAGGAGGGTGAGACATGCCCACCCTTGCCCTTGTACTACATGTTCTGAGTGGAGGTCCAATACCAACCATCAGGGGCCAGCTCTTCCGCCATGTCCTCTGCTACCCAACGGGTGGTAGCTTGTACCATGATCAGACCACGGCTATGGCCATGGTTGCCACGGTTGAATGTAACCAGATAGGTGGATACCACACTACTGGTGTCTTGCTTCAGATAGATAGTCATATTCATACTCCATGTTGAGGAGGGACATTCCTCCATACATACACCTACTAGACTAGTAGTAGGTACATGTAGGCAGGAGATGGGTAACACCCATCACCAACAACACAAGGGAAGGGCGAGGGACAAGCCCTCTACCCACCCATGTGTGTACTAGTATCAGCAAGCAGCAGAGATCTTCTCTTTGAGCTCATCGACACTGATGGTGATGTCTTCGATCATCAACTCATTGGCTAGTGCATCTTCCATGCGGTAAGCCTGGTTGACAGCGAAGAACATACGGAACTGAGCACGCTCTTCAGTAGTACTCATGGTATCGTACACTGCTTGGAGGTTGCATTTGAGTTGGATCAAGGAAGACTTGCATCCACTGATGATCTTGTTGATGAGGTTCATGAGGAACTCTTTGATGGAGGTGATGGCACGAGAGATAAGATTGGTGTTGGTGTTTTCAGTAGTCATGATTGTCCTAGTGGCACAAAGTGCCGGTTAGTTGGGTCAAAACGACCCGGGGTAGTGCATGAAAGGTACTACGTAAACAGTTACCTAACATATCTAGGTACCCTCCAAGAATATTTCTGAAAATATCTATTTGGAAAAATCAAATCAAAATTATTCTCCAAAATGACTTTGTGTGGATCTCATGCTACACTTATCTTATGTTTACAAGAATCACATCCAACAGAGCAATCCAGGCCATTGGTCGCGGAATGACGAAAGCTGGTTTTGCTAACCAGCAAGGTCTCACTAGACGTGGAGCTATAGCTGCTGGTGTTGCAGGTACTGCTGTTGGATTTGGAGCTGTTGCTGCATTTCGTCAACCTATGCCTGGACCTGCAGGCTCTCGTAGATTCAATGGCGCTCTACGTGCTAGTTTGGATCGTCAGGGTATTAAATACACCTAACCAAAAATGCGGGATATTCCTACTTATTCGGAATATCACCTTAGTAATCAATTAGAACTGTTTTAAGGCCATTAGTGATAAATAATCATTAATGGTACCATAACAGCTCTAAGGGCTCATATATAATCCTTTACTGATTCATTGACCATCGGCTGGGAATAACCTATTCTGGAAACATGAAGAGTACACCAGGACAAGACCTAGTAGACATCCTAGAACAAATCAGAATATTTCCATCTACTCCTCCTCCTCTGAAGAACAGATTGAACAACAGTGGTGTCGAGAGAACGGCGGGACTAGGATTCCAACTAGGAAAGCATTGCGATTATTATAAAAAAAGTCTAACAAAGTTTCTATGTGATGATTACATGGATATTCGTAATCTCCTCACTAGTCTAGAAGAACAAAAAGATGATATATTGAAGGTGATGATTGAGAAGGCCATTACTCTAATCAAAATTGTGGAGGGACCATGAAGAAAGAATCTCGCTTTACAGTAGAGAACAGAAAGAAGAAAGAAATGGTGACATTTAACGGTATGGCAAGAACCGAGGATGGTAAACTTACTAGAAGTAACTATTTCCGTTTTCTTCGTAATGACTTGGATGATTATCAGGACCTAGAGTTCACTCCAGCACAAGCTCAATCCATTCACAACCACCTACTCAAAATGAGCACAGGTTCGACGGCGATGACCCCAATGTACTGTGGAGGGGCTCTCTGTCCATTCCAGGACCGTTGTATCTTCTCTTCCATGGGAAAGGCCCCAATAGGCCGCCAATGCCTCGTAGAAGTAGAATTGATGAAGCAATGGGTAGTTGACTACATGATAGAGTTTGATGTGGACCCAGCTAATTTCACAGAGGTAGCCTATGCCAATGAATTAGCAGAGATAATGATTCTTGAGCGAAGACTCAACATGAATTTAGCCAAAGCCGAAAATGCGGAACTTGTAACTGATGCGGTAATGGGAGTCGATCGAGAGGGTGACCCCATCATTCAGAAGCAGATATCCCCGTTCATGGAGCTGAAAGACAAGTTGTCCAACAGAAGGTCCAAGATTATTAAACTAATGGTTGGAGACCGTCAGGAGAAGTATAAGAAGGAAGCAGCACTCAAGGTCAAGCTTGGAGCAGACCCATCTGACAAGATGGCTTCCATGCGTACTAGACTTGAGAATCTATCCAGAGAATTGGATGAGCAGGAAAAATTTTCCAAGGAAAGTCGATTGTCTCCAGAAGATATAATCGATCAATAACTCATGAAGACAGGAATAGCCGAAGCCCTTGATTTAATTAAGCCTTTCGCAAGAAAGCATTGGGGAAAAATGGCTATTGGCGCGGGCGCTGGTGCGATGTTCATCGCACAGCCAGGAAGTCTATTCAGTGGTAAGGACGATGCGTATAACACCATTAAAGGTTTGGGCCATTCAGGTATTCCCAAGATGCAAGAAGCTTATGGTGAAATGGCATCAATGCCTGAAGAACCAGCAATGGCAGCTATCATGCGACATAAAATGACTCCATTTAAATCTAAATGGGACATGCTAAGAGGAGTAGTAAAGAAAGGTGAAACATTCGAAGGCATGGTTTCTGGGAAATCCTTCCAACAAGCTTTAAAAGCTGGTAAGAGGGTTGGTAAGCTTGGCAAGGGTGATTTTGCCGAAGTGTTTGAAATGAGCGGAACATTTCGAGGTCAGAAGTTCAGTTTTGCTGAGAAGGTTGGTGATATTGGAGAATACGAAGTAGAGTCAATGCGTCATTATTCTGATATTGCTCCAACCATTTATTCCACTAGTAAAGGTAAGCTTTCTATGGAAATGTTTGAAGGACAAACAGTTAAGGATATGATGACTTCTTTTGATCCTATGATTGAAGAAGGTCTTTCTGCTGTTGAGCATTTTCGTAGCACAATCGGTGCAGCTCATGGCGACTTTAACCTTGGTAACATTATGAAGGTTGTGTCCCCTGAAGGTACCACAAGATTTGGACTCATTGACTTTGGTAAGGCACAACGAGGTGATTGGGCACAAAAGGCTGTTGCTGCCAAAGAAGCTTTGTCTACTCCACAAGAAAAGATGCATTTGCTCAATGCTCTGGGTATAACCTCATCTGGGCTACCTGTTGCATCGAATCAAATCTCTAGTATTATAGAACCTGGTATGCAAGCTGCCAAAAGAAACAAAACAATGCAAATTACTCACAAGCAAGCACAAGTTAGTAGTTCCTCAAATGGACTTAGACCAGGCAGTAGACACACTACTCAAACAGGGAGATTCTAAATGGCTAATCCGATTGGAATGATGTTCGGTGCCATCTCTGGTGTTGGTAAGGTAGGCATGGGTGCCATTAGAGCTGGACCTGTTGGACATATGGCTCTTGGTGGGACTATTGGTGCTGGTATTGGAGCATCAGGTGGATATGATGCAACTAGTCGAATAGAGGGTGCTGGAAAGGGTGCTCTTCTTGGTATGATCGGCGGGGCTATCCCAACTATGGGTCCTCGAGCATTGAAAGGTGGTGCTATGATTGCAGGTGCTCCCCTTGCTGGTATGGCTAAAGCTGGAGTGAAGGCTGCATACAGGGTTGGTAAGTTTGCCGCGAATCATCCTGCTGCTGCTATTGGAATTGGTGCAGGTATATATGGTGCAACATCTGCTGCAGAAAGTTGGAGAGAACATTCTGGTACAGTTCAGTCTATGAGTTCTCCTGGTCTGTCTGGTGCTCGAATGAACATGAGTATGAACAAGCAGGCTATGATGTCTTCTAGAATGGGTCAGATAGGTGGTGGTCAAATTGGTTCCGCCGATATGATGCAGGAACAGTTTGGCTATGCCGATTGGATGTCCAATACTGGCAAGTATCTAGCTGCTCAGACTAAGATGGCTCGTTTTGCTGATAGTACTGTTGGACTTCCTCAAGGACTTCATTCTGGACGCCACGGATAGGAGTAAGAAATGTTTGTTGATGATTTTCACCAAAGTAATATTGGACAGTCTATTAAAAGATTTGGAAAGACTAATGTTGGACAAAAATTACGTAGATGGGATAGAGCTGCTGGACAATCTTTACATAAGTTTGGTCAAGGTGCTGTTGGTCGATCTCTCAAACTCGGCGCCATGGAGTCATTCGGTTGGCACGTTGAAGGCTGGGGTAAGAATGCTGACCCCCAGGGATTTCTGGGTAGACAGAACTGGGGCAAGGATGTAGCAAAGGGTGGAATCAAGGGTGGTATTGGCGGGATGGCAATGCGATCCATTGGATTGGCTGCTACTGGTTATTTTATGTATCAAGGCTATCAGGAAGAAGGTGTGTGGGGTGCAACGAAGGAAGCCGCCTATTCTGTTGCTGCTAGTGCGGCATTCCACTATGTTGGTGGAGCTATTGCATCACTTGGTGGTGGGGCAGCTGTAGCTGCTCTTGGTCCTCTTTCTCTTGCAGCTGGAGTTGGTCTAGCAGGTTATTCGTTTGGTCAGGCTGGACGTGCTCATGCTAAGGGGTTGAGACAGATGGAGATGGGTCAGTCAGATCAGATGCAAGATGCTGTGAATAGTCAGGGTGCTGCAACCATGCGACAAAGATCTGCTGCAGCCTTGAGTAATTCGCACTTGAACGGTCGTATGGCCCTAGGAAATGAAGGCTTTTTAATGCACAGGAGTTTTGGGTCTTAATGAAAATTTGTAGCAAATGTAAGCAGCAGAAAAATGTAAACGAATTCTATAAAAAGTCGTCTACAAAAAGCGGAATAACAAGTCAGTGCAAAGTTTGCATTAATTTATACAACAAGGAATACGCAGATAAAAACAGGGAGTTTGTATTGCAGGCCAAAAGGAATTGGAAAACAAAGAATAGGCGGTATTGTAATCAATATTGTAAGAATCGAAAGCAAAGTGATATCCAATACAGATTGTCCTGCAACCTTCGAACTCGACTTTGTCAAGCAATTGCCAATGATCAGAAGTGTGGTTCTGCTGTCAGGGATTTAGGTTGTACTGTCAAAGAATTAAAACTTCATCTTGAACAACGGTTTAAACCAGAGATGACCTGGAGCAATTATGGCACTATGTGGCACATTGACCACACTAAGCCGCTTTGTAGTTTTAATCTATCAGACAGAAAACAACTACTTGAAGCTTGTCATTATTCTAATCTTCAACCTCTATGGGCTGAAGAAAACTATGCTAAGATTGCTAGTGACTTAAAAACACGATAGAATGGCATTAGGAAACGAAGGGTTCCTAATGCATAGATCGTTTGGAGGATAATTCATGAATATAGGTAACAGGGTAGCAGGTGGAATTCTCGGTGCAGCTTCTAGTATTGTAGGAGGTGCTGCGCGTGCCGTTGGAGCAATGCCTGGAGCAATTCGAAGTACTGGAGCATTCATGAAAACTCCTGGCGGTATTGGTATGGCTGCTGGTGGTATATGGGGTGCTGTCTCTGATGACACTAGCGTTCTTGGTGGAATGGCTATGGGTGCAGCGGCTGGAGCAGGTGGTGCTAGGTATGGAGGCTCATTTGTATCAAACGGCAGATTCGCACAAACGATGTCAAAAGCTGCGGGAGGCTCTGCGTGGTCACAAACCAAAGCTTTCATGTCAGCAGGAGGACAGAATGCTGGGGCATTAGCAAGAAGTGATGCTCTTCGTGGTGGAATTGCTACTGCTCGAGGAGTACAAGGTACAACTCAAGCAGTAAATAGAGGCTTAAGAGGAAGAATTGGTGGAATGCACGCAGGTGGAGCCTCTATGGCGATCAACAGACAGGCCAGGCGAATCAAGTCTACACTGAAAGGCTGGCAATAATATTCGATGATCACAGATCTCAACCAGTGCGACAAATCATGTCTGTCTTGTATCAAAGGATACAAAGGAAAGCACAATCTTAAGATAGGACAAAAGTTTGAGATCAAGTGTAATGGTATTCCCAAAGATCACATCCCTCTATCTATTCTAGAGTCCATTGAACCAGAAGAACGAGATGTAGCCCGTGGACTACTTGACCCTGTCACCTGGGCTGCACAGATGTTGGATTGGCATTGTCTAGACCCACTTGGCACTGTCTGGAAACGAAAGAACCCAGATGAGTATAAGGAGTGGAGAGACCTCAATCCTGATGCAGATGTCTTGGGACACTCTCGCTATCATCGTCCCTATCAAGCAGAGATGCTCCGTTGTCTTCATGGGGAGACTAAAGTCTTTATGGGTGATGGAACAGTCAAGTCAATTAAGGATGTTCAAATCGGAGATAAGATAGTTACCTACAATGAAAAAAGGAAGACTACTCAATCTTCATACAGAGTTCTCAATAAATGGAACAACGGTATTCGAGACATTTATCGTATTGAATTAAATAACGGTGATGTTCTCAAAGTTACAGATAATCACCCAATATTATCTTGGTTTCATGAAGGTAAGCTCAATAATCTTGTTAACAAAAAGTCTTTTAGGCGTGTCTATAAAACTTTACAAGATGGTTTGTCAGTAGGAGATAAGGTTTACACATTAAATCAGTTTGGTATATTTGGACAAGAATCTAATATTGCTGCAGCTAAACTTATGGGATACATAATCTCTGATGGATATGTGTGTAATTCCGGTAGGATTGGAGAAAAGCATGTAGTAGAATTCAGGAATATTAGACAAAAATATGTAGAAGAGTTTGCAGATCTTGTTGCAGGTATTTTTGGAGTAGATCGACCTGACGTAAAATATCATTCTGCTAGAGAAGATAAGAATGGAGTATTACATAAAGAACATTGGTCTGTTTGTGTGTTTAATAGAAAGCATTTGCTGTTGAGTACATTGAGAGAAATGGGATGTACTGACAAGACTAACCGAGAGATGTCATTATTAAAATTTGCTTTTAATTATAATGAAGCAGCTTTGGCAGTTTTTCTTAATCGATGTTATGCCGGCGATGGGTGTATCTATAATCAAAATGATTCAAATTTAGAATACAAACGAAGCTGTATATCTTTATCTAGTGGTAATCCAGAATATTTGGAGTTATTTCGACTTCTTTTAAAAAAGGCAAGTATTTATACTAGTCATATTTATCAAGATCATGGAAATAAATCATCCTCAGTCAGTCTTACTATATCTCGGATTGAAGACATTGAAACATTTTTAGAGTTTACAGGACCTATTTTTGGTAAAGAAGCTCAATCTATTGAGGCACTTAATGAAACTAGATCTAGAGTTCATAATAGGCGTCACGGGTCTCTTAAAACTTTGTCTAGAACTCAAGTTAAACGAATTGAATATTGGGGTCGTGAAGAAGTTTGGGATATAGAAGTTGATACTAGACACAACTTTGTAGCAGAAGGTATTGTTGTTCACAATTGTACCTCCAAGAGAAAAGTCTTCCGTATTGGGAGACAGGCTGGAAAAACAGAAACGCTAGTAATATCAATGCTCTTCAGTATGTTCACCAAACCAGGTGTGCCAGATAAAGAAGGTTTTAAAATTGTTATTATCACTCCCTATCAAACTCAAATCGATTTAATCTTCACAAGAATGACAGAGCTGATTGCATCTTCATCCCTAACCCAGAATTCAGTCAAGCAGAACATTAAGGCTCCTACGTATACAATGAAGCTGTATAACAAGTCCGTCGCTCGAGGCTTCACTGCAGGTACCAAGTCTGGTGGTAACGCTGAAGCAGTACGTGGACAAGCTGCCCACATGCTAGTCTTTGATGAAGCTGACTATCTAAGTTCTGGTGACATGGATGCAGCTATGGCTATCATCACAAACTATCCAACAGCTACAGTTTGGATGAGTTCAACTCCATCTGGTAAGAGAGAGATGTTCTTTGGAAACTGTGCCTCTAAGAGATACAAAGAGTTCTATTTCCCATCCAGTTCCAATCCACTATGGACAGATGATTTGGAAGCTGACTTCAGAGAAGCACTCACAGAGATTGGTTACACACATGAGTGTGATGCTGCCTTTGGTGAACAGGAACAAGGTGTATTCCAACATGTATATGTACAAGCTGCCAAAGCAGACTATCATTATGGGGATATCCCGCGTACTGCTGGATGGACCTATGCTCTGGGTGTTGATTGGAATGACACAAAGATTGGGACGACCATTAATGTCCTAGGCTTCAATCCAGCAAGTAATTTATTCTATCTTGTAGATAGAACAGTAGTTTCGAAAGAGGGTTGGACACAAACAGTCTCTTGTCAGAAGATAGCAGAAATGAATCGTATTTGGCGTCCAATAGCAATTTATGTGGATAAGGGATATGGTAGCACTCAGGTTGAGATTCTTCATGGATTTGGATTTGATTCTTTAGCTGACCCAACTAAGGGTCCAAATCATCCAGACTCTGCATTGCGAGATATCGTGAAAGCATATGATTTTGGTAGTAGTATTGAGATTAGAGACCTGTTCACAAAACAGCCTGTGAAGAAGAATGCCAAAGGTTTCCTTGTAGAGAGTACAATTCGTCGATTTGAAGCTAATGACATCAGGTTCTCTGAGTATGATGAAGACTTGGAAGCTCAGCTAGCTGGTTATATTATCGACCGGGTAACTCCTACTGGTAATGCAGTTTACAAGGCAAATAACGAAACAGTTGGTGATCATGCGTTGGATGCACTGATGCTCTCTGTTGTAGCCTTCATTCTGGAAACTACTCCTTTGGGACAACCCAAGCACTCTACTCAAATTGCATTTACTGGTAAGATAGGTGAGATATCAGAACCTGATATTCACAAAGGTGACCTTGTTTTCAAGGTAGACAGAAAGAAGAACGCTAAGACAGAAAGGGATAAGACTAGACCAGAACCACGTACTGTTGAACAACAATCATTATTCGGTAATAGTAATAATCTACCTGCCAGTAATACAGCACATAATACTCCAAAACTCTGGTCGTGGGATGGATTCAATCGTGATGCTCCTCGACCTACGATTCAAAAAAGTAATAGAAGACTTGGACTTTCTCCTCGCAGGGGTAGCCGTCCACGTCGGAAGAACATATAGTAATGATTATCGGAGGATATAATGGGATTGTTGATTTACCCTAGCCCAAATCCAGTCTCAGAGTTTAGTGTAGGTGGTGTGTTCACCAGCCCACTGTCTAACTCATTTGATGGAACTGCTGGCAATATTTTAACTAAACGATATTACGTTCGCAATGACGCAGTAGACCGTAGCTACACTGGTATTACTCTTCAACCTGTACATACAGGTGGGACTAATGTTATTAATGGTACTAATGGATACTATTGGCAGTTGATTGTTGGAGATACCCAGCCGCTTGATGAGCAATGGGATTTTATTACATATGCAAATGCAATTACTATTCCAAATATTGGAACTGCTATATTAGCAGATATATCAATATATGAGTCTTTTTGGCTTAGACAGGTGGTTCCTCGCGGTGCTCCTGTAGAGTCACATTCTGGAATCGTATTACGGTTAGACTATACCGAAGTACTTGTTCCTTAGGAGAATTAATGGTTTGTAAGCTTGATGGGTCTGATAGAAATACTTTAGAGTTTCGTCCAAACATTGCCTTTGTAGAACCTGACCAAGAGCCAGGTGTAATAGAAGGTGTAGATACTGTTCAGTCTGAAGATGTCCAGGAAGGAAGGCGCAGGATTAAGCTGTTAGCTCAGGCAGTAAACAAGCTAGCTACAGCTACTCAAGCTAGAGTTGACCAACGTGCATCTAACATGGTTATCGATTTAGACAAAAATGCAGACCAGGATACGATTCAAGCAATGAGGCGGCGTTATCCAGATGCTGACCCAACTAGAATTACGTATGAACAGTACAGAACATGCAAGAATGGTATCATCGGAAAAGGTGTTGCTATTGCTGACCAAGCTCTTGCAGATGCAGATTCAGTTCAAAACGCTAGAGACAAGATGGGTGGAGGTGGAATTGGAGCGGGTTTCTTTCCAGGTGGATTTGGAACTAAAGATGCAGAAAATGGTGGATTACGTCCCGAATTGGATGCTGCTGCTCAAATCATTCCTCCTCTTGACCTTGAAGATCTTCAGATTAAATTAATTTGTATTCTTGTTAATTTTATCTGGAAAAACTTCATTAAGAAAGTAGTTGTCAATTCTTCTCCTTGGCCTGTTAAAGAAGCGTTCAAACTACTTCCTGACAAGTTGTGTGATCCAGGTACAGACATCGATATTCCAGGATTATTTATTCTTGGTGATCCTCCAGGTGACCTGTTGACTGGTAAGATAGCAGATAAGGCTCAGGAGAATATTGGCTAATGGCAGCATTTGAAACAACAGAACTTCTTGATTGCCTAATTATTGCAAAAAAATTTGAGAGAGGTGCCATGTTCTCTACTACAGAAGAATCTGGACTATCTCTATTATCACCATTGTTGGATGGTATGCGTATTCAAAGTCAGGGTTATATTAATCAGGCTATAGCAATCGAACGTATTTCTGTTCCTATTGCTACAACAGATAGTGCACAGACTGCTCGATCGCCAGGTTCAGCAAATGCTACAGGACTTGTTTTTCACCCTCTCATAGGTAGTGAACAGCAGAGTGATGACTTCCGTAATTTAGATAAGAGTGATGGAAAAGATTCTTCATTCGGAGAAAAAATTGCGGGTAACTTTGGCCTTTTAAATAAAAAGGGTGAGTTTGATATGACTAGCCATTTCAATAGTAAGTGTATTCCATGTGGAATTGATATGAGCAAAGCTGGACTCAAAGCATTCTTCAACGAAGCTGGTAAGGGATTGAAAGACGGATTGTCTGCCTATCTAAAATTCTATGAAGAATTGTTTAGAAAACAACTTCAACAATTAGAAGAGATGCTTAAGCTTTTTACTAATACAGATCCATATATAGACCTTTGTGCATTCATTAAGTTTTTCACCGAATTCATGTGTGTTCCTGATATTGCAAAAATCCTATCGCTTCTTATGGCTCTCATGAAAAAGCAATCATTTCAAATGGGTGGTATTCTAGATCTACTACTCCAATTCATCGGACCTCTTCTAGCTCCATATCTCAGTAATTTAGTAGCTTTAATTGAACAATATGTTCTCATGATTGTAAAACCAGTCGAATGTATTATCGATTCTATTCAAGCTCTTCTGGCTAAATTCGACTACAATATTCTCTTTGCTAATATTCACCAATTAGACAAGACTCTAGATTTGGGTGGACCCAAGAAAGGTGCCATGTTACCTGGCAATGAGGAGAACGAAGCAGCCTTTCGTTCAAAGGATTTACGTGGAGACTATACGTTTAATCTTGATAAGCCAAGACTAGATAGTGATGAACCGAAAACTCCCTGGATCGATGGGCAGATTGCTCGTCGTGATACGGTTGCTGGTGAAAGGTTTGCTGAGTTTGATTTTAATATGGCAGGTCCTGTTTCTACATGGATTGATGCAGACTATGCAGCCAAACAAACTGCTGTGGACCAAGCTGCAGAAGATTTGGCTTCAGTACGAAGAGCAGGAAAAAATGTAGATGGTTCTAACCCAGCAGCAATTAAAGCTCAGCGTGATCGAGAAAGTGATGCCAAGGATAACTATCAGGACGCTCAGGAGAAAAGAGATGGTAGAACTAATAGATCTATTGAGGGTATTCAAACTGGACTTAAAAGTAGTCTAATGATGATTATTGGTTATTTGAGAGAAGCAGCTCAGGCTGTGGAAGGCTTCTTTGACTTTTTATTTGATGAGTTCAAGAAGCTTATGGGTGAATACGTAGGTGGTTCTGGAGGTTTCATTGGTGAGATCATTAAAAAGAACGCTCTAGCTAATATTATCAAGCTTATCAATTCCATCTATCAAGCATTTAAGAGAGGAGCCATTTGTGAGGATTCTGTAGAAGGAATTGATTTCAATTCTGTAATGCCTACAAGAGATGGAATGAAAATTTGGACCGATGAGGATGGAAATATTCATATTGCGGGTGATGAAGCCGAAATTAACGATGCTGTCAATTCAATGGTTGAAGCTTTAGGTACTGATACAACAGGCGATGCTACTGGAGCCAATAGTCCTGCAAATAAAGATAAGGGAACTCAACCTGATACAGCTAGTCAGAAGCTCAAGTCTCTGATAGAATTTACTGGAGATCCTGTATTAGATACAGATATTGCTCGAGTGGCTGAAGGATTAACGACACCAGTGAATGTAACATTCAAATGTCCTTTAAATATAACAGTTGCTCAGACAGAGCAGATCAATCAATGGATCAGGGAAGTTAATATCTAAAGGAGGATACTGCTTTGAGTTTCTGGGAAGTTTCACATAAACAAGATGAGTGGTTTAATATCACTAGTCCCGTAATTTCTGCTAAAGCAGCTGAGCCAGTAGAAGATAAGGTTCCTGAAATTAAGGTGTCTATTCCAGACACCCGTCCCGTAGCCTTACAACCAAACGTTAAAGACCCTGTTCTCAACTATCGTAGTCAACGTACTGTTGGTCGAGGTGCATTCCAATCTTCAGAATATGACCTAGTTGAGATAGGTAGAATCGAAGATAGTGTTCATGGAAGTAGATTTACTGCTATACGTATTGATGGTCAACTAGCAACACTAACATTTGAAGAATTATGGGATAGGTTAATTCAAAATGGTGGAAATATTCAACGTTCAAATAGTAATGAATATATTTTTGATATTAAGAATGTAGAAGTTCTATCTGGTCAGATAAAAGATGAGAAGATTAAAGGAGTATGGAAAAACATAAATTATCTCACTCGTCATAAAGTAACAAAAGAGGGTTGTTTATTTTTACAAAAACATGGAAGTACAGAAGTAACAAATGATCATAGCTTAATAACATTTCAAGATGGGGAATTAAATGAATTTAAGCCAGAAGAAGAACATCCTATTGCAAAAATAACAAGTATTGAACATCAATGGGGAACTACAACTCAGGTTGATTTACTTAAATTTATTCCCTCTGAACTAGAAGTATATGAGTTTACGTCAGATAGAATTTGGTATAAATATCATAATCCATTAAAAAATGGTGGATACGCAAACCGTATTTGTTCTATTCCAAGATACATTTTAAAAAACGATTTAGATATGTTTACAGGATTACTGGGAGCATATATCTCTGAAGGATCAGTTACTCGAAATAGTAAATCTGAACACTATAGAGGATTTAGAATTTCTTCAACTTCTATAGAATGGTTAGAAGATCTACAAAGAAAATTTAATCATATTTTTGGATTAGAAGCGTCTCTAATATCTACAGGAAATTTACAATATGCAATTCAATGTGACAGACACATTATTTCTGATTTGTTTGCTAACTTGGGCGGATATCAATCTTCTCATAAAAGAATTCCTGATTTCATCTATTCTCTACCACAATCTTCAGTTGAACAGTTTAAGAAATATATGTTGGATGGTGATGGAAACCGTCAATCTTATGGATATTCTTATACAACAAAATCTTTAGCACTTGCTAGTGGATGGTCTTTTCTTCTTAGACTAGAGGGAATAAACAATACTTTTAATTATAAGTTTAAAGAAGGTAATATTTATTATAATATTAGAACAAATCTTCATTTCGAGAAAAAGTCACAGTGTAAAACATGGTCGATTCCACGATCATATGTAGATGAATGGGTTTATGATTTAGAAGTTAATGATACTCATAATTTTATAGATTTAGCAGGTCAAGTATTATTACACAATACTGACTGCTATGTACGTCAGGCATTCAACAAGAAGACAGCTCTCATGTTCAAGGAAGGATGGGACCTTGTTGGAAAGAATCCTAGAACAATCAAATATATCAAGTCTAGGCTAGCTCAAATTGCCAAGGCTAGTAAGACACCTACCAATACTCTCTTTCGTAAGATTGGTAGTAGTATCGTTCGTAAGTCCAATTCCTTTCTGGCCAAGGTTAGAAAGGTTGAAGCATCAGGTGGTAGATTAAGAACAGAGCCAGGCAAGCCTATGGTAATCAAGCCGGTTGCAGGATATTTCATCCTCCCTGCTGAAGCTATGGAGTTTACTCTATCTGGGAACGAACCATCTCGTTGGAAGCAAGTCATGCCAAATGGTGATGACAAGTATTTTACTACCAGAGACATTATTCACATTAATTTAGACAGAAAGGATGGATTCATATTTGGTACGCCAACTATCACTCCTGTGGTAGATGATATCCGTGCTCTTCGTAAGATTGAAGAAAATATCGAGCTTCTCATCTATCAACATCTCTTTCCTCTCTTCCAGTATAAGGTTGGTACTGAGAAGTCTCCTGCAGGATATAACGAAGCAGGTGAGAGAGAGATTGATGTCGTCAAACAAGAAATTATGTTCATGCCCACCGAAGGTGGCATTGTAACTCCTGAACGACATGAGATTACTGCTATCGGTGCAGAAGGTAGAGCCCTACGTGCTGAAGGCTATGTAGACCACTTCAAGAAGCGTGTCTTCTCTGGGTTGGGTGTTTCCGCCGTTGATATGGGTGAAGGCGAATGTCACGATGAGTTTACTCAAACTTTAACTGAAAATGGTTGGAAATTTCATTATGAAATAGATCATGAGAACGAACGTATTGCTACATTTAATCCAGAAACTGGACAAATTGAATTTCATTTAGCAAATCATAAATATGAAGGATATTATGTTGGAGATATGGTTAGTTTCAATGGTAAACATTTAGATGCAAAGGTGACTCCTTTACATGAAATGTATATTGCTAATAGACCTAATGGTTTTCCGAATGAATTAGAATTTCATAAAGTCTATGCTAAAGATTTACTGGAAGACGGTCCTTCAGAATTTTATATGCGCGAAACTGCTGCTTTTACCGACGTTAATAATACAGAAACTGAAATAACCTTTTTAGCAAATGCTAAGAAGAGAGGTAGAGCAAAAGATATAACCTGTAAAGTTTCTGATTTTGCATCATTGCTTGGTTATTATCTGTCTGAAGGATGTGTTGATACTCACAATGCCAATCAAGGTAGATATCGTACAATCATCTCACAAAATACAGGATCGGGTCTGGATCGTATTGTAAGTTTAGTAGATAGAATGGGGTTGTCATATTCTGTTATTAAACGAAATAATCGAAAAAATGAATCTGGTCTTCGTCTATACGGGAAAGCATTATTTAGTTTCTTCCAGAATAATGTTCCTGGTAAGGCCAATTCTAAGTCGATTCCAGAATGTGTATGGCATTGGGAATATCAGTCTAGATTGAATTTACTGAATTCTCTTATTGATGGAGATGGGACTATAGATCAAAGAGTAGGCAGAACTTCTAAGACTTATTATACAACTAGCAGAAGTTTGGCTGATGATGTACAGATGCTTGCAATGTCTGTTGGTTATATGGCTAAGATTACAGAAACTGAACAAAACATAGATTCTTATGGTTCGTTTATTTATCGTGTCTTAATTTCAGGTAATGGAGCTGGTGGTACAAAATGGCGTCTAGTCAATAGAGATATGATTTCTATTTCTAGGTACGATGGCGAGATATATTGTTACAATGTTCCCAACCATCTTCTAGTTACACGAAGAAATGGGAAAACTTTAATTAGTGGAAATACTGCTAACCGTGCAACCGCAGACAACATGTCCCGTAACATGGTGGATGGTGTAAAAGACATCCAACAAGTGCTCGAAGATGCAATCAACTTTGAAATCATCAACGAGCTTCTCCTGGAGTCTACTTTTGGGAACGATGTACTTGATGAAGAAAACATTGTTACTCTCAAGTTCAAAGAAATCGACGTTGATTCTCAGATTAAAAAAGAAAATCATTCAGCAGATTTGTTCACTAAAGATATTATTGACCATGATGAAGCTCGTACTAGACTTGGCTATGAACCATGGATTATCCCTTCACCAGACGAAGTCCAGAGTGAACTGGATACTCCAGAGAAATATGCACAGTGGCACAAGAGTAAGTGGAAAATGTTTCAACTTCCAACCTTGCTTATCCAAGCTCTTGATGAACCATGGTCTCCACAGGCTCGTGCAGCAGCTGCTGATAATTCTCTTCCTATGACAACCAAGGGAAACGAGGAATCTGCTAAGGCTCAGATGGATCAAGAAGTAACTCTAGAAAAAGAGAAGACAAAAGCAAAGGTGGCTGTAGCCAAAGCTAAGCCAGCCGTTAAGACAAAAGACTCTTACTTGCAGCGCACATATGTTCAGACCAAAAATGAAGTGGTTTCTCGTGTGGCTGAAAAGGGTCTACTAGAACACGATTGGATTGCTGCCATCATAAGGGCGCAAATGACCTCCTCTGTCCATAGACTACAAGCAGACCAGTTAGTAGAGTTCAGAAAAGGATATTCTCAGATTACATCCACAGAGACTCAAGACTTCGTCATTAGTACTTCACAAGCGAGACTGCGCTTCCAAGAACGTTCAGAGTACTATGTTAATAAACTAACAGAAAATGTAATTAGTTCATTGAGACGTAATGTTGAATATGGTACGGAAGATGCAGCAATTAAGACTAGAGCTGTATTTGATGCACTTGGCTACAGGACCTCCTTTATAGAAGATGTAGAGACAAGAAAAGCCCGCTCTTTGGGTATGGCTATGGCTCTGAGAAACACAGCACCTGAAACAGTGGTTGCTTCCTTTGTAACTTCTGAAGAGGCATGTCCTACTTGCAGTGGGAAAAATGGGATTCCCATTAATCTCTATTCTGCTCAATTAGACTCTCTCCCACCACATCATGCTAACTGTACCTGTGTATTTGAGAAATCTGAGACGTTTTTGGAGACACAGGACTCAGGCGCGGACAAACCTACAAAAGAATTAGAAGCTAGTGGAGAGATAGCAATTTGTCCTAATTGTGGTAAAACTGCCGTAAGAGTTAGAAATAGTATTAATTCTTTTACATGCCCAGCATGTACGACTGTTTTTAAGGTGAAACAAAAGAAATCGGTTAAAGACAATACTCTGACTAACAAGACAGGTAAACAGTCTAGATTTCTAAAATGTAAGATGAAAGTAGCTACTAAGTTGAGAGAAGCACATCCAGATTGGGCTGAGACTCAGATTCAGTTTGCAGCAGAAATGGCATGTATTCATAATCTGATAGATGCAATTTTGGGTGAAGATGCTACACTCGTAGAACAAGAACTTTTCGCAGCAAAAATACTACGTTCAGAGCATCCAGAATGGGATAAAAGCAAAATAGCTTCTTCTGCGAAAGCTATCTGTTCGAGGGAGAAAAAATGGCTGGAACACTAAAATTCACTGACCTTGTAACCTTTTCCTATTTAGATAAGAATTGGGGTAAGGTTAAAGACGATTATGCTGGTGGAGTACTCTCTGCTGGTCATGCGCCCACGCAGCCTCAAGCCGGTAGTGGTTTGAATGTCTCTATTGCCGCTACACACTCTGGTGTGATTATTCGAAACAACAGACTCTATCTTCCTGACAGGATGGCTAAGGGTGCCAGTACTTTCACGAAGGACTTCAACAAGCCTGTTCTTCTACATCATGACCAGGAACAAGACCCAGTTGGTCGTGTACTGGCTGCTGAATACGTTGATACGTCTGGTTCGCTCCATGACAAGTACAACGGAATGGAGATCAAGAACTCAGCTGGTAAGCTCATTGGAACTATCAATGATGCCATGATCAGCGATTTTGTGAATAGTAAGATGACATTTGGCCAGCAGGTTGATGTTGTTCGACATCTGTTCGCTGATAGTCTTCTGGAAGATAACAGCTTTGAAGGTCTGGGATACATTCAAATCCTGGCTAACATTGCAGACCCAAAAGCAGTTCAAAAATTAATCGATGGAAGATATATCACAGGCTCAGTTGGTGCTTCAACCAACCGTGCCGTTTGTTCTGTTTGTAAAACTGATTGGACTGAAAACGGTCCTTGTGATCATAGACCTGGAAAGATTTATGACAAGGCCAAGTGTTTCTTGATTGCCGGTGACCTAACCTATGAAGAATATTCATTTGTTAATGTCCCTGCTGATAGACATTCCAAAGTATTACAGTTAGACTGTAATGGTGATAGTTGTGAAGTCGAAGTAGCAGATGACTATAAAGGCAGAATCTATGAGGTTCAACTTCAGTTTCCTCAGTATGATTCTAACACTAAGGAGGAAAAGGGAATGGCAAAAAAGAAAGCCAAGAAAGATGATCAAATTGTCATCAAAGATGAAGTAAAGATTCCCGCTCCTGATGCAGAACTCATTACTGATGAAGCACAGGGCGTAATTGATGCAGCAGCCAAAGAAGCTGAAGAGGCAAAAAAGATTGCTGATGCAAAGATAGCAGAAGAAAATGATCCAGTAGTGGAAGAGATCGTTGATCTTGTCGACCGTGTTCTTACCCACACTGGTGAAGAAGTCATGCTTACCGATGAGCAAGCAGACGCATTGTATGAACAGGTTTGGGCGGAAGTCCAAGATGCTTTCAAGGCAGGAGATTTCACTCTCGAACAGCTGAAGGTTGAAAAACTGGAAGATGCCAAACTCTCTACAGAGAAGAGAAACAAACTTCCTAAGTCTTCTTTCTCTGGACCAGACAAAACCTTCCCTGTCCCTGACGTTGCTCATGTAGTTGCAACACGTAGATTAATGGATGCATATAAGGGCGAAGGTTCCAAGACAGAGATTATGGCTTGTGTTACACGTAAGTCAAAGGTTATGGGTTGCGAAGTCAAGGCAAAAGCTGATGTCGCAGATGCTTGGAAGCATAGTCGTGCTATGCGTAGTATTCTTGAGACTCTTGCGAATAATGAAGGCTATGAGACATCTCCAGATGATACACCATTGGAAGACGCCGAAGTAATGGCTCTCCAAGGAATTCTGAAACGATTATCTACTATGGTTGGTAAGGACTCTTTCCAGGCGGCTCTCTTTTCTGAAAAGATTGTCAAGAACGAAACTGCCCTTATTGATGAAGTTGTTTCTCTCGAGGAACAGATTTGTCAAATCCAAGATAGACTAGATGCATCTCAGAAAGAACATGCTCTTCTCTTCAAGGATTTGGAAGAAGTACAAGATTCTTTAGTAACAGAAACGGTGAAAACCCGTACTGTACAAGAGAGACATCTTACTATTGTTACTGCTCTCCGGGACCAGAAGGTTGATGGAGAGATCGACTTCACTAAATTAAGCAACAGTGAACTTGAATCAGAACTCGCCAGAATGACGGAAGTTGTTGACATGGCGAAGATTACTGATAAGCTAGGTGATGGAATGTCCAATGTGCCTTCTGAAGGTGTTGAAGATCCAACGAAGCCTGCGGACACGAGTAAAAATAGGAAAATCAGCATCGAAGATTTGAAAACGATTCAGGAACGTTATTATCACCTTAGACTTTCTAAGGGCGGTAGTCCAGCAGCTGAAGTATATTTGAAAGGTCTTCGAGATCAAGGCCTCCTTCCCCAAGGTGTTGAAGATGTTGAAATTACAGGAGGAAATAACTAATGGCTTTTGATAGTCTTAATCGCTATACAACTCCCCACAAGGCGTGGGATCACGTAGGTAATATGATTCCAGTTGTTGAACACTCAGAAGGTGTTCGACCACATGGTGAATTTAAGCCTGCAGCGTGGCTACCTATCCAGTTCTCCGATAAACATTACGAAGAACCTTTTGTTGTTATGCCTGGCAAGATTCTTGCCGCTGACAATGATGGCCGTATTTGCCCAGCGCAATATGGTTTGGATGCAGCTACCATTACATATACTGCCGCTGATGTAGCTGCAGGTGTTTTGGATGTTCGTACTGGTGCAACTTTGTTGGTAGCAGCAATCGGTACATTCAATGTTGGTACAGTTTCTGGCTTTATGGGTGACACTGATGTGGTAATGGATGTTAAGTCTCCCATTGCTGTTGCACCATATGCTTATTGGCAGTGGGCCGGTGACGGTTCGTCTTATGATGACGGATTCAATCCAGCAGGTTTCAGACAGCACAACCACAATCTTCAGCATCAAGTTGCAATTCTTTGTGACTATGTTTTGGAGCTTCCTTTGGTTCCTGCTTCTCAAGCAGCAGCTAGTTTGACATATTCAGCTTATGCGGACAATATTACAACCTTTGACGCAGTCAGTAATTTACCTGTAGCAAAGAATACTGTTGGTCGTACTCCAATGGCTTTTGCCGATGGAACTGAAGCTGATTCTGCTACAGCTTTTGTAGTAGAAAAAGACGCAGCAAGTGATTTGGCTGCTGTTGGTGATTGGCACATCGATCTCGTGACTGGCGTTGTGAGCTTGTATGATGCTGCTGACCCAGGTGGTGGTATCCTTTATACTATCGCCTATTATCATTATAATAGTGCTCCAGCTACTGTATCCTCATTCGCATGTGCGGTTGGTGATCTATCTGCTGGTGATTTCTTGAAGTGTGATTCAAATTCTAACTGGACCCTCGCCACACCAAAGGTGTATGGAGATGGGGCCACAGACAATTTTGATACATTTACTTCAATCATGGGTCAAGTTATTGAGGTCGAAGACCTTTATGACAAGGATGCTCTTTCGAGAGTTCGTACTGCATACGATAGTCTAGCAACAGATGCTAGTGGTTCTCTGCCAGCTTACGCAGGCCAGATGGACCAGATGCCAGGTTCTGCTACTGGCGGTGTGACCGATAAGATCCACTATGCAGGCGCTGCAAATCTAGTTGTGAGAATTAACCTGATCAGCAGGTAATGGAGGTTTTTGGGAATGGATTTTGAAATCAAAGATGCCGGACAACTTGAGTTCCTATGGCGCAACAATGGCCAACTCGAGGATGGCAATGAAGAAAGAATCACCCTGAAGGATGCTCTTTCGGTGCCAAATGCGCCAATGCTGATGCCTAAGGTGATTTCTAATATCGTCAAGGAAGCCCAAGAGCCTCTATTGGTCGGTACTAGTCTACTCCAGAGAATTAATTATTCTTATGGACAAACAATCACTTTTCCAGCTGTTGGAGCCTTGGTTGCTGCGGACATCGCAGAAGGTGAAGAATATCCAGAACGCGGCTTGCAGATGGGTGGAGCTACTGTTACAGCGAACATCGGAAAGTCAGGTGTGGCCATTAAGGTTACTGCCGAGATGATTCGTTATTCGCAATTCGACGTAATTGGTATGCATCTACGCGCTGCTGGCCGTGCGCTTGCACGACATAAAGAGGTTAAGATTTTTAATCTCATCCGTGCTTTGGGTGTGCCCGTATTTGACAACTTGAATCCGACTACGTCGATCAAGGGTGTCTGTACAGGTCGTGACTTGAGTGGTGCTGGAAATGGTTCTGTGACCATGGATGATTTGTTTGATGCTTATGCACAAATTATCACACAGGGCTTCTTCCCTAACACCTTGCTTATGCATCCACTAACGTGGACTATGTTTGTTAAGGACGCTACATTGCGTGCATTTGTAATGCAGAATGGTGGTGGTACCTTCTTCGCTACTTGGACTGGTAATCCAGCAGGTCGTGCACCATGGGATGCTTCTAGTACTGGTGGTTTGGGTATGTCTAGTGGACAAAATATTACACCAGGGGGCAACGCCGCAGGCCTTAGTCCAACTAACCTGTTGCAGTATCCTCAGACAATTGACTCAGCACCTGTTTTGCCAAACTACTTCAATGTTCCGTTCATGATCATTGTAAGTCCGTTTGTGCATTACGACCCACGTAGAAAGTTGACTGACATCTACATGTTTGATGCATCGGAACTTGGTGTTCTGATTGTTGATGAGGAAGTGACAACTGAAGAGTTTGATGATCCTCGTGTAGATATCAAGAAAATCAAACTGCGTGAGCGCTATGGTCTGGGTATCCTCTCTGAGGGCCAGGGCATTGCTACTCTGAAGAATGTACACGTTGTTGCTAATGAGGTTGTGCTCCCAGCACAGACCACACTTAGTGTTTCTGGTAGCGTAGCCGCTATCGGTGCAACTGACGACGTTTTGAGCTAAGATAAGCTCAATTAGATAGAATAGAGAAGGGCCCCTCCGTGGGCCCTTCTTTTTGTCTAGATTCAGATATATAATAGGAGACAACATGATATTTGAACTAAACTCAGAGAAGAGTCCGTTCTGTACTATTGGTCCTTTTTCCTTTTCGTTTGCAGAGACAGTACATGAGATTGATGTTGATCAGTTGCCAGATCAGTATAAACAGCAACTACTTTACAATGTTAATCGTGGTGTTCTTGAAACAGATGATAAAAAAGGTCTCAAAGCTTTGGCTCAAGCTATGCAGCCAGTTACCCCAATTCCACAGGAACAAATCCCAATCAAAATGGGTGCAGTTACCAAAATGGCAAAGTCATTGACGGTAGATCCGATTAAGGCAGATCTAAAACCTTTAAGAGCATTACTTCGTCAAGGTGTAGCATCTGTCAAGAAAATTGCATGTGATCTCTCACCAGGTAGATTACGCAAGTTACTTGAGTTAGAAATGTCTCTCAAGAAGAGAAAAGGTGTAATTTCTTTTCTGGAAAAACTACTAGATAAACACGAACTTTCCGTGACAGCTGCTATTGGATCAGGAGATGATATTATTTTTAATCAATTAGATCCTCACAGTAGGTCGACACAGGTCTCAGATATAGTAGAATCAGATGTAGAGGTTGTGACTTTCACACAAGGCGATATTGAAGAAGAAAATTTGGTTTTGTCGCCAGAAGTGATGAGTCAACTCGAGGAGTAATCTGTGGCTAGTCTAAGCATTATCAGCATTTTCCCAGCAAGCGGGCAGCAAGGTGTTCCGTTGGGTACAACTCCCTCTATAACCCTTGCAGGTTTAGATTATGATGAAGACAGTCTTCTTGAGGGAATATTCCTCGAAGGTCCTGATACTGACCAATATGTTGGACCGGGACTTTTAGAACTATATTCACCAAATAATGTCTCTCAAGGTGATGTTGACGACTTTCTACAATCTCCTGGATATCAAGGAATTGTAGCTGGTGGAGTGACAGTTACTGGCATCGCCGGAAACACAACCGTTACCTTTACTCCAACATATCCATTGTCTCCTCTTGTAGACTATGTAATGAACTTGGCAGGTGTACTTGATGAAGCTGGTGCTGAAATTGAAGGGTTCTTTACTACTGCGTTTACTGCAGGGTCAGGTTCGTTAATTGCTGTACCATCTGATGTTTCATCTTCAGTTCTTTCTGCTACAGATTCCGAAGCGGCAGCATCTGCTGATACCGCACTTGAGGTAGTATCTATTACTCCAGCAGACCTTTCTACTGGACACTCTACCGAAACAAGTGAAATTGTTGTAGTATTTAATAAAGAGATTGATTCAGATAGTGTAAATGACGGAAGTGTTCAGGTGACCACGATTCCTGCCACTGACCATCCAAATGCAACTACTAAGTCACAAGGTGACCTGGCTACTTCGTTTGAAGTTGATGGGAAAACATTAAGGATTAAAATTTAAGGAGAATCTCATGAACTCAACGAGACAATTAGGTTCAGTTTTACGAACATATAGAAACGCTGCAAACGAAGTTATTGCCATAGATGAAATTTGTATTTCAATTGGCACATCAAGAATAGAGGCTGTTGCAGGAAATACTTTTCATAGAGCAGTTAGTAAAATCAGTAGAGATAGAATGTTATATCATTTGTCTACTGGAGCTAATAGAGTTGTTACTGAGATTGAAATGATTGGTGATTATTCTTCAATTACAGAGAACGCAGGCGATTTTCTTATTGCTACTTGGGATGGTGTATCTGTTAATGAGAATGATGTAGTTGTTCCATTCTTGTCATGCAATGTTTCTATTCTGGGAGAAACAGTGTAATGGCTAAGATACCAACTAATGAAGAGGCCAGAAGTTGGATTACTCTTCACAATATTTTTCATGACCAACTTGAAGGCGGTGATCCTGAAGCCCATATGGCTGATACTACTATTCATTTTATTGAATCAGATATTGATCATGGCACAATAAGCGGACTTGATGATGATGACCACGAACATTATACGACACGAGAAGATTGGGACCAAAACGGGTTTGCTTTAAGAAGCACATCCACACTCACGTGGACCGATACATTACCAGATTATACACTCTCTATTCAGCCTACAGGCGCTTCGTTTGAATACTGGATTGCTGGAGTAAAATACACTACAACAGGAGATACGGTCCAAATAGATAACACCGCAGAAGGTGTGCATGCTATTTATTATGACGGTACTACTCTTACAGCTCTAGCTAATCCAACTGTTACTGATATGTCGGATATCTTAATTAATAAGTGTCTTGTATCTTTTGTATATTGGGATGTATCTGCTGCAGAAGCTATTTATGTAGGCGAAGAACGTCATGGTAAAGCCATGGCTCCTATTACTCATTTCTATCTTCACTATACAGAAGGTTTAAGGTATATATCAGGGCTAGGATTGAACACCATCAATGCAAATGCTGCAGGTGCTACTGCTGATGCTCAGTTTGGTGTTGATACAGGTACGGTTACTGACGAAGATTTAGGAATAACGATTGCCGCTGTTGCTGCTGGAACTGGTCTTCCTATCTATTATATGACAGGTACTGGTGATTGGAACAAGTATACAGAAGCAGGATTTTCTGTACGTACCTTTGATGGAACTAATGCAGATAGACTAGCATTCAATGAATATTCTGCTCCTAACTGGCAATTGACTGAAGTAGGTAGTAATGGAGATTTTGTTCTTTATCACATTTTTGCTACTACAGAAAAAGATACTCCAATGATAGCAATTATGGGACAAGCTGAGTATGCTACCAAGAAATTGGCTAGAGCTGGTGCTCAAGTTGAAGTTCAGTCATTGATTCTAGATGATGTTCTATTTCCAGAAATTCGTCCTGTTGCTACTGTTATTTTTCAAACTAATCTAGCATATGCTAGCGCAGTAAATGCGCGGATTGTCACCACAGAAGAAGGTGATGATTACGTAGACTGGCGTAGTGAGAATATTTCTAGAGTAGCATTGTCTACTACAGACCACGGTAGTTTAACTGGTCTTGGAGATGATGACCATCCAGCCCTATTACCTATTGATGGCACAAGGCCTATGACTGGAGATTTCCAACTTCGGGCGTCGTCAACCAAGCTCTCTGTTGGAGCTACTGATGGCTATTTGAAGATCACTGACTCTGCTGGAACAGCTGGTGTTATCCTAGATGCTAGTGTTGCCGACACGATGAAATTGTTGACTCTCGCCGGGGCTGATGGGGCTGTTTTGGATATCGGGAGCAGCGGGCAGGTGCAGTTCGGCGGCCTCACAAACCAATTCTTTGTATCTGCGGGGGGGATGGTCGTAGGTATCGGCACAGGGGGAATTTTGCGGCAAAAGACTGATAACTCTTCCGCTGGCGGCGCGATGGTGATTATCGACACTAATGCAGCCGAAATGACCGGCGATGGCGTCCAGCAATACGGGCTCAGCGTTCAACCTGAGTGGGCATCAACCAACGCAGCGTCGGGCACTGACCTGCACGTCAATCGCACCGAGACCAGCGTCGGCACGGGCGCGCAGCTGTTGATGGATTTGCAGGTTGCGACTGTGAGTAAATTCAAAGTCACGACTGGTGGTAACGTAGAAGCTGATGGACAGGTAGGGTCATTACTATCTACTACTAGTACTCCTGCTGGTGTTGTTCAAACTATCGATTGGGATAATGGTAATGTACAGGTAATCAATCTTT